TTATAGTAAAGTGCCGTCATCTGTTGCAACTCGAAAGATTGATAAGAGTAACAAAGATGCTGTCAAGAAAGCTATAGAAGAATTCAAAGTACGGCAGGAGTGGGCTAAGGCCTTTAAAGACGTACCTATTACTATGACCAACTTCACTCAATCTGTTAACATTCACGGTGTTGATGTTTATATACCTGAGAGTGTTCGGAAGACAAAAGATTTGCGTGCGGTTCTAACTAAAGACACAATGATTGGAGATAATTAAGATGGGTGAAATTATTAATGGCGTGTATGTACCGTCAAATGAAGATCTGCTATTACAATACGGTAAGAAAGGTATGAAGTGGAAGAAACGTAAAAATCCACTTGCTGAGGCTTCAGAAGCTCTTACCGAAGATCTTGCGTATGCTGCTGATAAAAAAGCGATTGACGAACATGTTAAAGATGCTTTACGTGATAAACAAACGGTTGATCGGAATATGGAAGATAACATCAAGAAGATCAAAAGTGGTGTTCGAAATGGTAAAACTTTAGATCCAGCCGAACAAAAATATCACGATGCTTATATGCGTAATGCACAAGCTTCTACAAAAGTCGCTCAGATTCTTGAAGCACGTCGTAAACATGCTAAAGATATGGCCGCAGCACATGCTAAAGACGTTAAGAATAGACGTAAATAATATCTTTAAGGAAAAGGAGTAGCTAGTGGTATTTAGCAACACCGCGGTTCCTGTCGAGTACGGTAGATTTAGAGACGCTGTAATACGCGGTGAGATTCCTGTATGTCGCGAGGTCTCGATGCAGATGAACCGAATCGATGCGGATATCGCCAACCCAAATTATTATTACGATAGCGACGCTATCCAAGGGTTTATTGACTTTTGTGAGAATGAGATGACCCTCGTGGATGGTAGACCATTAACCCTATTACCTACTTTCCGACTTTGGGCTGAAGACCTACTAGCTTGGTTTGAGATCAAGGAAGAGAAGGTTTATGACCCGCAGACCGGAAAATTCAAAATAGTTAAACATAAGCGCAGACTTAGAAATAAGCAATATCTAATCGTCGCTCGTGGTAACGCCAAATCGCTTTATGCAACTCTACATCACGCCTATGGTCTGGTGATTGACACGAACTCAACACAACAAGTAACAACTGCTCCAACTATGGCTCAGGCAGAAGAGGTACTATACCCATTTGCTACAGCTATAACTAAAGCGGCCAGCTCGACTGAAGGGTTCCCTTTGTTCAGAGTTCTTACTAAAGGCTCTAATAAGGCTCGTACTCAAAAGTCGCAAGCTCAACTTGCTGTTACGAAAGACGGTATTGTTAACAAACTAACAAACTCCATACTACAGGTTAAACCTATGACTCGTAGTAAACTTCAAGGATCTCGTGCCAAGTATGCTAGTGTCGATGAGTGGCTATCTGGTGATATCAAAGAGGATATTATCGGTGCCCTTGAACAATCCGCTTCTAAAGACGGTATTGACGACTATATTATCTTAGCCGTATCCTCTGAAGGTACAGTTCGTGACTCGGTAGGGGATGCTATTAAGAAAGAGCTTCTTGATATCCTTCGTGGTCAATACTACGACCCGCATACCTCTATCTGGTATTATCGTTTAGATGACCTCGCAGAGGTAGCCAATCCAGACATGTGGATGAAGGCTTGTCCTAACATCGGTATTACAGTTTCTTACGAAGCCTATCAACGCGATGTTAGACGGGCAGAACACTCTCCTGCGAATAGGAATGATATCCTGGCTAAAAGGTTTGGAATACCTGTGGAAGGGACAACATACTTCTTTACTTTCGAAGAAACCGAACTTCATCGAAGGCAGAACTTCAGGCGTATGGAAGTATCAATGGGTATGGATGCTTCTCAAGGTGATGACTTCTGGGCGTTCACTTGGATCATACCTCTTGGTAGAGGTAGATACGGCGTACAAACGAGGTCTTACGTTTCGGAAGTTAAATACCTACGCCTTAACTCCGCAGCCCAACAAAAATACGATCAGCTTCAAGCTGAAGGAACATTGATTATATTACCCGGTAACTATCTTGACTGGGAACAAGTATATGATGATGTTGAGCGGTACATCGACGAGATGGAGTGGTCTGTTATCTCATTCGGATACGACCCATATAACGCTGCCGAGTTTGTTGATCGTTGGACTATGGAAAACGGAGACGTTGGTGTCGAAGTCGTACGACAAGGTGTTAGAACTGAGTCTGTTCCTCTAGGTGAAATTAAGAACATGGCGACATCTCGCGACCTTATTTTCTTCGAGGAGCTTATGAAATACGCAATGGGTAATGCTGTTGTAATTCAAGACAATAACGGTAACTATAAACTTTCCAAAATGCGAAGCAATGAAAAGATCGATAACGTTGCCGCTTTGATGGATGCTTGGGTTGCCTATAAACGTAATAAGGAGGCATTCTTGTAGGATGGTAAATAACCCCTTAGGATCATGGAACGCATTCATGTCAACCCGCAATGGGCTCGATTATGATGAGTCATTAGTTTCCGGCTCTGGTTGGGGACGATCGACAAGTGCGCTTCGTGGTTACAATTTCAAACGTCAAGATTTGGTGAATAGCATTATCTCTATGATCGCTCTTGACGTCGCAATGGTCGACTTTAAACATTTAAAGATTAACGAAGAAGACGGTAATCAAACCCCTGTAGAGTCAGGTTTGATCGATTGCTTAACGCTGTCTGCTAATATTGACCAAACTGGTCGTGCGTTTATTTACGATTTGGCCTGGTCACTATTGGAAGAGGGTACTGTAGCGATTGTCCCCGTTGATACGACTACAAAACCGAATGATGAAGGATCTTATGACGTCCTATCTATGCGAGTAGGTAAGATCATGCAATGGTATCCTCGAGCTGTTCGGGTTAGGGTCTATAATGATCAAAATGGTTTAGAACAAGACCTAACTTTATCTAAGCAATCTGTGGTTATCTTAGAATCTCCTTTGATTGGGCTACTTAAAGACCAGAACGCTACTCTACGATTGATAGAGCAGAAGATGGATCTTATGTACTCTCAAGACAAGGCGATTGTGGCGGGTCGTTTGAATGGTTTCATTCAAGTACCATACGCTACTAAGAGTGAACATAGGCAGGCTTTAGCGCAAGACCGTAAAAAGAAACTCGAAGAAGAGTTAGCTAATAGTCAGTTCGGTATTGCTACCTTGGATGCGAATGAAAAATTCATTCACACTGGTGGTAACATCATGAACAACCTTGTTGACGACTTACGTAAGTTACAACAAGATTACTATAACCAAGTTGGGATTTCTTCTAAGATTCTTGATGGTACTGCGGGGCAAGCTGAGCTTAATCTTTATTACCATCGTGCAGTAGACCCTGTTCTACAGACTATTGTTGATGGCCTTAATAGAACGTTCTTAACCAAGACTGCTAGAACGCAAGGTCAGGTAATTCAGTATTATCGTGACCCATTCCGTATGTTACCAGTTGAACAACTAGGTACTGCGGCAGATCTCTTTGCTCGGAATGCAATATTTACTTCAAATGAAATCCGTGCAATGCTAGGTCGAGCACCTCACCCAAGTCGTATCGCAGATATGCTCTTCAACAAGAATATCTCTACTGGTATGGACCTAATGGGTATTGGTGATCCTAATGGTACAACCCAGGGGTATCCTGAAATCTACAACGATGGCCAAGGTGGGTATGTCGATGCGGACGGAAATCCGGTAGATGAGTACGGACGTCTCTTGGATGTATAAATTTTTTATGGAGGTTTTCTAGTTGCAAAAGAAGGCTGATTTTGCCGGATGGGTAACTAAGAACGACATTCGATGTAGTGATGGTGTCACGATTCGTCATGATGCATTTCTACAAAGTGATGGCGCTCAAGTTCCTATCGTTTGGCAACATGATTACTCCAGTCCCTCAAATGTGTTGGGGTACATGAAACTTCAGCATCGTGACCAGGGTGTCTATGGGTATGGGTATCTAAATGATACAGAACATGCTCAAGACACTAGAGTCCTACTACAACATGGTGATTTGAACGCTATGTCTATTGGGGCTCGTGGTATCCGAAAGAACGGTAACGACGTAATTCATGGTGAAATCTATGAAGTAAGTCTAGTTCTCAAAGGTGCCAATCCTGGTGCGCTGATCGAACATGTTATGCTCCATAGCGCATACGGGACTGAAGAGTATGAAAGCGACCGTGCTACCATTCACACTGGTATCACGCAGGAACTCATTCATTCAGATACTGAAGATGAGTTAGAAGATAAAAAGGAGGGACACATGTCTCGTACATATGAGGAACTGTTAGAAGGTCTAACTGATGAAGAGGTTGAAACTCTCCTCGGTGGCGTTCTAGCTGATGTTGATGCCGCTTTGCAAGCTGAAGAAGCTGAAGAAGCAGAAGAAACTGAAAAAACTCAAAATGAGTTAGAAGTTAACGGTTTGGACGAAGAAGTCGCAACCGAAACTGTTGACGGAGCTACAGAAGACAATGAAGTCGCTGTAGAATCTAATGCAGATGCTGGTGATACAGTATCACATTCTATTTTCGAAGGAGAAGAAGTTTTGAAACACAATCAATTCCAAGGGACTACTAATGCTGCTGTATCTGAAGCAGAATTGGATACTTTACTACAAAGCGCGATTCAAGGAAACGCAACTTCATTCGCAGGCGTACTTCGTGCTAACGACGTTCTAGGTGAAGACTCACTTCAACACGGTTTGGTAGGTATGGAAACATTGTTCCCACAACCTGCTACTAACGGTGGAATCAATGTCTACAACCCAGGCTCACTTAACATCGACAAGATCATGGGACAATTCGGTAAGTCTCCACTTCCTCGCGTTAAGAACATGTTTGCTAACCTTACAGAAGACGAAGCTCGCGCTCGTGGATACATCAAAGGTAACCAAACTCTTGACTCTATCGAAGAAGTATACTTCCGTGAAACTACTCCAGGATCTGTTCACCGTCGTGAAACAATCGATCATGATGATTTGATCGACTTGCAAGATGGTGGATTCGCTGCTGTTAACTTTATCCAACAAGTTCAAATGGCTAAGTTCAAAGAAGAAATCGTTAAAGCGGCTTTCTTGTCTGACGGACGTCCATTGACACTTTCTGACGGTAAACGTAACCCTGAAAAGATCAGCGAAAAACATATTCGCCCTATCATCAAAGATGATCCATTGTTCGTAATCAAAGTAACTGCGGCTACATTTGAAACCGCTGTTGACGAAGTAATCGGTAAAGCATTCCCTGCATACCAAGGTTCTGGTAAACCATGTCTTTACATCAACCCATTTGACTTGGCTAAATTGAAGACTCTTAAAGACAAGAACGGTCGTTACTTGTATGCTCCATCTATGGATAATAACCAAGTGCCTGGTAACGCTAACATCGCCGCATACTTCATGTGTGATGAAGTTGTTGAATACCGCGCTCTTCCTCAAGGAACATTCATCATTGGTAACCTTGTAGACTATCAATTCGGTATGTCTAAGAACGGTGAAATCGCTACATTCGATAGCTTCGATATCGACTTTATGCAACATAAATACTTGATGCATGCTCGTATGTCTGGTGCTATCCGTACACCTAAATCATTTATCGTCGTTACTGTAACAGATAAAGCCGCTGCTGATGAAGCTGTTGCTAACTTCGATTCTACTGGTCTTAAGACTAAACCAACTTGGACTGTTCAAACAGACCCAACTGAATTCAAAGGTGTAGGCGCTAAAGCTGTAGATTATGATGCAGCGGTTAACGGAGTTGTTATGACTGAGGAAGAAAAGAAACTCGGTGATGTTGAAACAGCTCCAAAGCAAAAGAAATCTAAAAAAGCTGAATAGTCTTTGAAAGTTAGGAAGGTAACGAAATGACAAAAGCTGGAATTAGACTTATCTTCCGTTCCAAAGAGACAGAAGAAGTTGAAATTGGGGATCATCGTTATACTTATACGGTATCCCCTTTGTTAATTGCTAGAATATCTACTAAATCATTTATGATTGAGGATAGTGACTCAGTTAACCAGAATACTAAGTCGAAACTTAAGTTCGATGTTCTTTTGCCTAATGATGCATCTGACCGAGTGAATAGAATTAGCCATATTCTTTATATGGGCTCGTTTTATAAAGTAGGGACGATTAGACCTTACCCTCCTCGAGTCGCGTTAACAGTAGAAGATCTCGAATTGTCAGAGCTTAAGTCGGAGTTAGAACAGCGAGTGAACGAAACTTCTCGAAAATCTCAAAATGAATTAAAAATTGACGCATTTGATCATTTAGGTGTGTTGATGACCCCGCCAGAAGAAACTAGTGAACTTCAAAAGAATTCATTGGTTTTAAAAGATGGGATTATTCAGGTCTGGGATGGGACGAAGTATATCGATCTTGTTAAGGCCCTATCAACTAAAGTTACTGAACATACGGACGAGCAGTTATAATTGTATAATTCAAATGTGAGGTAACGAACTATGGGGTTTAAGACAAGAAAGGAATTTCTCGAAGTTCTAAAACAAGAGATCTGTCCTAATATTTATTTCACTCCTCCCGATGATGTTATACTTAAGTTTCCAGCTTGCGTTGTTACTAGGGAAGACTTTGATGTTCGTAAGGCAAATAATAAGCCATATATGTCCAACATGGGGTATAAGGTCGTTTATATGTCTAAGAACGAGTCGGATGAAATATTTATGAAGATCTCGAATACGTTTATGTATTCTGCTTTTAGATCTGAGTATAAGGTTAATGGGTTATATCACAAAGTATTTGTGGTTTATGTTTAGAAAGGAATGTCGATTTGGCTACAGTAGAAGAGGTTGTTAATTATGCCCGTTCTTTAGCGGATCAAGGGGTAGGTACTGATGCTGACGGTTCTTATGGAACTCAATGCGTAGACTTACCAAATAGTATTTCTCAAATTTACTTCGGTAAAATTCTATGGGGTAATGCTATTGACTTATTGGATTCTGCGGCAAGTTTGGGGTATGAAGTTGTATACGATGCTGTGGGAGTAAATCCTAGAGCGGGTGCGATCTTTGTTATGGATACTACTTATCTGTATGGCCACCCTTATGGTCACACAGGTATTGTTATCGAAGACTCAGATGGTTACACAATCAAAACTATCGAGCAAAACATTGACGGTAATGCTGATTCATTATACGTTGGTGGTCCTGCACGATACAATGAACGTAACTTTGATGGTATTGTTGGATGGTTCTATCCTCCATATACCGGTCTTCCTCAAGGTGACCCCGTCATCGCACCACAACCAGAGACTCCTGCAGACGAGGTTGTTGTAAACGAAGAAACTGCGAAATTTACAGTAATGGTAGCTGGACTTAATGTCCGTACTGAGCCACATGTTACTGCTGAGATCGTAGAAGTTTACACACCTGGACAAACATTCATTTACGATCAGTGGATGGATGCTGACGGATATCGTTGGTTGTCTTACATCGGTGCAACTAGTGGTAAGCGACGTTATGTTGCTTGTGGTAATGTTGAGAACGGCGAACGCATTAATGCATTTGGTGAATTCTCAGAAGCTTAATATTTGGAGGAAATTTTAAATGACAAAATTGGTTTGGGATCAGGATACTAAACGTTTATACGAATACGGTGTTGACAACGGTGTTCTTTTCCTTAAGAAAAGTGATGGTAGCTACGAAAAAGGTGTTGCTTGGGACGGTTTGACTAAAGTCTCAGAATCACCAGAAGGTGCAGAATCTACTGCTAAATACGCTAACAACAAGAAATACCTTAACTTGCGCTCAGACGAACGCTTCAAAGGTCAAATCTCAGCCTACACTTATCCACAAGAATGGAATAAATGTCAAGGTAAACGTAGCCCTATTACTAACGGAGCTGATGGTAAGAAAGAACTCGCTGGTGTGACTGTTTCTGGTCAAGCTCGTTCTGACTTTGGTCTTTCATATCGTACTGGTATCGGTAACGATACTGAAGGTTTGGACCATGGTTACATTCTTCACCTTGTTTACTCAGCATCTGCTGGTGTATCAAGTAAAGAATACCAAACTGTAAATGAAAGCCCAGACGCTCTTGAGTTCTCTTGGGACTTCGATACAGTACCAACACCAGTACCAGGTATGAAACCAACTGCGCACGTTGAAATCAACAGCACTTTGGTTGACAAAGACAAACTTGCTGATCTTGAGAAGAAAATTTATGGTTCTGCTGATTCTGAACCAACTCTTCCAACACCAGAAGAAGTGTTCACCACTCTCGGTCTTGTCGCTGGGTAATTAGAATTTAATGACGTGGGATAGGGGTTGGACAACTAAGGTTCGTGTTGGCGTCAAAAATTCAAAATGAAATATAAATCTACATTAAAGGAGTATAGAGATGATTTCTAAAACAGTAACTTATAACAACTTACTCACTGGGGAACCAGTAACAGAGGAACTTTGGTTCCACTTACGTAAAGACGAAATTATTCGTATCATGGGTCGTGCTAAAAAGGATTGGGACGACTATATCAAAGAAATGATGAGCCGTGAAGACGTTGACGAGATCTTCGACTTCGTTGAATCTATTCTTAAGATGGCTTACGGTGAACGTTCTGAAGATGGTCGTACTTTCCGTAAAGACAAGAAACTTCAAGAAGACTTTGCTAACTCTGAAGCGTACTCTGAACTATTCATTGATATGATTACAGACGCAGTATCTGCAGACGGCAAGGAAACTTCTAAGTTCTTTAGCGCCCTTGTAGGTGATCCAAACAAAGGAACTGTTCCGGAATCAGTTTCTAAACTCAAGAAATAAGATAATGGAGGGGTAAATTTACACCCCTCTTTTATTTTTATTTGATAGCGAGGTATATATGTTAGTTATTGATACACCCGATCGGGAATATTATAATGAGGACACGTATCAATTCATAACTATACCAGGTCGCCGTTTACATTTCGAGCATAGTTTAAAAACTGTTGCGGAGTGGGAGACATTATATCGCAAGCCTTTTTTAACTCGAGAGGAAAAGACCACTGCTGAGCTCTTTGACTATTTCTTATTAATGTGTCAAGAGGATATAAGCTACTCGGATTTAACGCCAGATGTAATTGAACAGATTTCAATGTATCTGGAGGATAAACCAACAGCTACAGTTATCAATCCAGTGGAGAAACCAAGTAATAATGGAATGGTTATGACGTCAGAGGTTATATATGCTTATATGGCCAATGCGAGGGTTCCGTTCGAATGCGATACTTGGAATATTCATAGGCTCTTAACTCTTTTAGGTGTCATCGGTGAATTTAATGCGCCTAAGAAGAAGAAGTCTACGAGTCAAATATTGGATGACTATGATCGTATTAATAACGAACGGCAAGAGAAAATTCGTAAGATGCGAGAGGAGCGTGAACGAAATGCGAATAAAGGTGCAGACAATTAAGAAGAAAACCGGATTGTCTACAATGGCTAAGAAAGCCGAAAACATGGATTCTGTTCGACATGCTTTACAATCTCGTGGACGGAGTGGATTGAGCCGGCTGATTTCTGCTACTCCTAAACGATCAGGGTCAACAGCTTCTTCTTGGGGAATGGAGGTTGAAAAATCTCAAAATGGTTTAAGTTTATACTATTCCAACTCTAAGAAGATCAAAGATGGCACCCCTCTTGTTGTGCTTATTGTTAATGGCCACGGTACTGGTACTGGTGGATATGTTCCTGCTAATAACTTTGTTACTCCTATTGTAGATTCTATTGCAGATGAGATATTGAGGGAGGTGGAAAAAGTAATTGAGTAGACAAATAATTGAAGAACGTCTTATTAAGCTCGGTATTGATAATGAACAGTTCAAGACAGGTCTTAAAGAGTCCTTATCGTCTCTTGAAGACTTAGATAAATCCCTTGCAAAAGTTGATGGTAAATCTAGCTTTGCAAATACCGAGAAAGCCACTAAATCTCTAGGTCGCTCCCTTACCGAATTAATGGGCTCTGCCCCTAAACTAGGGGATATGTATATGGGCGCCTTTAATAAAATCGGATCTGCTGTTGGTAGTGCGACAGGAACCTTTAGTAAATTTGCATCTGGTGTCTTAAATTTTGTTTCTCCTATAACATTAGGTGGTAAGCAAGCATCTGAGGCTATTCAATCCATTGATACCTCAGTTCAACAGACCAGCGGTAAATTTAGCATGCTACAATCGATAGCATCTGTTGCCTTGGGTAATATCGCGGCTAATGCTACAATGGCCGGCTTGTCTATGGCAAAGAACTTTGCGGGTAAGATACTTCACACAATCGCTCCGCTTAAAGCCGGTTTCGGTCAGTTTGAAGACAAAGTTAATTCAGTAAACATGTTGGTTGCTGCATTGGGTAAATCTGAAATGGGCCACATTACCGGATCCCTTGATGAGTTGCAAAAGTATGCAGAAACAACCAAATACTCAGTTAAGCAAATGCATAACTCACTTGCTCAGTTCGTAAATGCCGGGGTGGGTCTAGATGATGCTACTACCGCATTGAAAGGTTGGGGTAACCTGGCCGCTTCTGCTGGTGCAAGTACAGATGGATTTAACCGCTCACTCCAATTCGGGGTACAACAAGCATTGCAAATGGGTATGATGAATACTCAGAACTGGATGTCTGTTGAAAACGCCGGTATGGCAACTAAACGGTTTAAAGATATCTTGGTTGAAACTGCTAAGGCTTTAGGACAAAACGTTGACTTATCTGAAGGATTCCGGGGGTCTCTTAAAGATGGCTGGTTGACTAATGAGGTCTTAATTAAATCCCTTGAACAACTTGCTAACGATGAAACTTTGAAGAAGATGGCTTCTGACTTCCATACCTTTGGTGAAGCGGCAGAGGCTGTTGCAGACCAAGTAACGTCTGGCTGGGCTCGTGTATGGGAAACCTTATTTGGCCAAGCAGGTAGTGATGAACTTACTGCATTCTGGACTAAATGGGGTAATGCCGCCGCCAATGCTTTGAGCGCAACTGCTGACAAGGCTAATGAGTTTGCTAAAGCGTTCGTGTCTTTAGGCGGACGAGATAAAATAATGGGTCTTATGGACTCGGTATTTGGATCTATCGGTGGCGTGTTTAAATCTATTGGTGGTGCTTTCACTCATGTATTTGGTGGAAACGTAAGTACTGTAGTTGGGCAAAAGCTAGTCGATATTATCGGGAAACTTTCTGAGAAACTAAGACTAGGAAGTGCCGAACTTCATGCATTCCAACACATCTTTATCGCAGTCTTCCAAGGTCTTAAATGGATCGGTACTGAAGTAGGCGCTAAGATGAAACTTATCGCGACGCTTATTCCAAACCACATGATCAAAGACTTTATTCTGATCGTTGGTATGATAGCGAAAGCCCTATGGACAACTATTCGTGCGTTTGAAGTATTTATTAGTAAACTAATAAACTTTAGCAAGATTGGTAAGGTCTTTAGTTTCGTAGGAAACGCTATTAATAAGTTCTGGGATGCAGTACATAATGGCTTAGCCAACTTCTCTGAGAAGTGGTCTGCTGCATTTGATAAACTTCCTGGTATTGTCGGGAAAGTTATGGACTGGTTCAAGAAGCTATGGGAAGTAATTAAATTGCTAACTCCGGCTATTGGACACCTTAAGCAAGAATTACATGGATTCTTCTCTAAGATTGCTAATCCGTTTAAGACTTTAGGTCATGCACTTGGTGATAACGGTAAGAAATTCAATGAGTGGTCATTCTGGGTAGGTAATGCTGTACAGCGATTCCCTATCTTCGGTAAAGCCCTAGGTAAATTCATTGTCGGATTCTCACATTTCAATGATGCGACTGGTCGTATGGATTCTTGGGCTGGTCAGTTTGGTCATAAACTAAGAACACATCTTTCAGGTTTCTATAACAGCCTACGTAACAACTACCGACGGACTATTACAAGTCATAGAACGTTCTGGAATAGCCTTAACGGAGCTATGGATCAAGTTCTCAATCGCCAGATTACAACCTGGAAGCAGTTCCGAGAAGCTGTTAAATGGGAATACTTGATTCCGCCTGGCATTCGCGACATGTTTAAGAACTTTAAGTTCTCTATGCCTGATATGTCAGGACTTAAGAAAGGTTTCGCTGCCTTTGCGTCTAATCCTTTCGGTGCAATCAAGAGTGGTACCCAAGGACTTTCAAAATGGTTAGAAAACTCTACATTTTCTCTTAAGGCCTTTGGCGATATTGTTCGTAAACACTGGCCTACTCTTGGAGAGTACGCTGATAAATTAGACAAAGTAAAATTCTCATTGTCTTTCCTTAAACCAGTCGTAGATAGTGTCGGTAAGGCATTTGAATGGTTTAATTCTAAGATCTCGAAGATTAGCTTTGGTAAGATTAACTTCGGTGGCGCTGGTAAAGTCTTTAGCGATGCTGGTAAGGCGCTTACTGCTAACTTCTCCGAAGGTATCGTTCCTGGTATCGTCAAATCCATTGACGGATTCCGTAAGTGGGTTGGCGAGCTAGGCGCTGTTAAATCTATCTTTAGTGGACTAGGATTAGGCGCAGGAGTCATCGGTGAAGCTTTTAATACCATTCGTAAAGAAATGGGCAAATCTAAGATTGACTTCAGTAACTTCAAGACGACCTTAGAAACATTTAAGGGCTGGTTCCATGGTTTCTGGCATGGCTTAGCTAATGTTGTATCAGGTGATACTTTCTCTAAAATTGGAGCAAGTATCAAGAACGGATTTAGCTCGGCTATGAGCTGGATTTCTAGTACATTCGGCCCATGGTTTAAAGGATTCTTCTCAAGCCTACCATCTAGTGTACAACATACTTTAACTGGACTATGGGATCTAATTAAACAATTCGCTTCATCAATCGGATCAAGCTTTAAAGACACCAATTTCTCATTTAAGAACTTTGGAGAGGTTGTCGATTCTGTAAGTAAGGGTGTTAAGAAAGCCCTTGAAGAGATTGGGAAAGTCCTTAAGAAGATCTGGGACGGTTTTAAAGATCTATTCAAAGTTACTGGTGTATCCGCTGATGAACTTACAGAGGCTGACTTCGGAGATCGCAAGATGAAAGAAGCTGAAGCCGGAATGAACCGTTTGGGCGATAGTGTAGACCGTGTCCATGAAAAGAGTAAAGGCGTCTTTGCAAGTATCGGTGACATGGCCAAACTTCTTGGTGAGACGTTCAGTGCTGTATTAGCACCATTCAACAAAGCAGACTCTGCTGCAGTTGGTAAGATTCTTACATTGGCCGCGGCGATTATTGTGCTTTGGAATACTCGTAAGAAAGTGCTCGGTATTAAAGACATGTTCCGGGAATTCGGTAAAGGTATTTTCGAAGGGGCTAACTCCGTAACTGGATCTCTTACAAATATGTTTAAAGCTATTAGCGGACATTTTAAAGCCAAAGCCAAATTCCAAAACATTAAGTCCTTTGCATTAGCTATTGCTACTTTGACAGGTTCATTGCTGGTATTGTCAATGATCCCTGCTGATAAACTTCAACGAGGGGTTCTTGGGCTTGTAGCAGTTCTTGGCGCATTTGAAGTGTTCTACTTAACATTGTCAATGACAACCAAGAAGTTCGACCAAAGCAAAGTTCAAAATGCTAAAGATATGATGCTTGGTATGCTTGGCGTAGCAGGCTCTATTCTTATGATCTCTGGATCTGTCATGCTGCTAGGTAAGTTGGATGGAAATTCTCTTACGAAAGGTCTTTTCTCTGCCGGTGTTATTCTGGTTGCAATGGGCGGCTTGATGGCTATAATGGCACATATGCAACGAAATGCTAAAGGGTTTGACGGTGGTTCTGCTAAGATTTCCATTGGTATCTTAACCTTTATCGGATTAGCATATGCGATTAAGAAAGTGGCTAAGGTCGTTAAAGACGTTGGTAGTCTTGATGAAAGTACTCTTAACAAAGGTCTTTATACTGTCGCTACCATTATTGTAGGTATGTCGGCTGTTCTTCTTGCAACTGGTAATCTTAAGGAAGTTAAGACCTCATCTATTCTTACCTTTATTACAATGGCTAAAGCTGTAGGGGGTATCTCTAAAGCAGTAGCTGAACTTGGATCTCTTGATACTGATGTTCTTCTTAAAGGTGGAGCGGCAGTCGCTATCATGCTTACTGTTATTGCCGGTATTGCATTAGCATTTAGTAAACTTGATAACACCAAACAATCCTTTACTAAGAATGCTCTCGTTATGTTCGGTGGTATTGCCGGAATGTTGTATATGATGCGTAGCTTAGCGCAGAATATTGGCTCGATGAAGAATCCAGATGCTATTGTGCAAGCGCTTGGTGCTATGGCTGTTGTAACGGCTGCATTTGGTGTTTTGGCAATGACTCTTCAGAAGAATAATATCGGAGATAAGGGTATAAATGATGGTATTAAGAACCTTGCCGTATTATCTGGTTCAGTTCTAATTGCTTCTGCTGGACTACTTCTTCTAAGTAAGATGGAGGGTAGCTTCCTTAAAACCGTTGGTGCCTGTCTTGCTCTTGTTGGTGTGGTTTATGCCTTTGTTAAAATCGGACAAGCCGCTCAGAACATTAAGAAAGAAGGTATTATCGGTCTTGCAGCAACAGTTGGCGCATTGATGGCTTCAGTATATGCTCTGAAAGAGTTGACTACTATACCTGTCGATAATATCTTGTTACAAGTAGGTATGCTTGTAGGTGTCGTTGCTGCAATCGCTACTATTGGTGGCTTACTTGGTAAGTTTGGTGGCTGGGAAGCTATCGCTGGTATTACCGCACTTGGTGCTAGTCTCTTAATGATTGGTGGTGCTATCGGTATAGCATCTGCTGGTATCGGCTACTTCTTACAAGGTATTGCTTCCGTTATAGACGCTATTACTCGACTTATCGATACCGTATCAAGACTTGGTAAAGAGGGTGGAGAAAACTTCCGTAAGTTCTTTGCTGAGGCATCTAAGTCATCTGGTGATATCGCTGAAGTTGTTGCTGGTATGGCCGAAGGTATGGTTGTTGGTATGGTCCGCGGTATTAGTGGTAATATTGGCAAGTTTATTGAAATCGGTGTCGAACTGATTAAAGGTATTATTATTGGTCTAGGTCAAGCGGCTGGCGATATTGCTAATGCCCTTATCGAGATCGTAGCGAATGCTGTTGAAGGACTCATCAATCGTATTCCGCAATTTGTGTTAAATATCACAGATGCCTTGCTAAGGGGTATTCAACAAATAGCCCAATGGTTCCGTAATAACCGTAACGTTATTGCAGTGGCTATCCTTGAGATGTTCGAAGCAATGTCTGAGGTTATTATTGAAGCTGTCTCATCTCTTATCGGTATGATATTGGATCTTCTAAGTAACATTCCTTTGATCGGTGGCATGTTTGAAAACGCCAAGAAGGGTATGGAAGACATGGTCGAGGGTTGGCTAAATATGCAACGTAAGGCCGTGGATAGCGCTAAGAAATACGCTGAAATTGTTACTACAGAAGGTATCACCAAAGCCATTGAAACAATGGATAAACTCGGTCCTGCTGAGATGGCTGCAGCTATGCGCTTTGCTGGAAATGCAAAAGATGGGCTTGAATACTTCAAGATTATCTGTTCACAACTCGGTATCCAAGGTGCCGACGAGTTCATCAACGGTCTTAAGAATAAGACTATTGATGCCACTGCCGCCGGTCAGCTCTTCGCTAAGATGGTTGAGATGGGTATGTCTGAAGCTCAAGTCAAACAAATCGCTGAAAAGGCGGGGTATGACTATGCTAACGGTATACTTACAGCTAAGCCTGAAGTTAAGACCAATTCGGAAGATATCAAGAAGACCCTTGAACAAGGACTTGGTGGAGACGGTAGCTTTGACTTAGGTTTGCTGAATAATGCATTTAACATGCTCAACGGACACCTTGGTGGTAAGCTAGACGTAACCAAGGCAATGGCTGCTCTTAAATCTGGACAAATCCCTCAAGAGATGATTCAGAAAATGGCGGAGGGTGATTTCTCAGGTCTATCTATGGAACAAATGCAACAATATTTGTCTGGATTTGATGGGGCCGCTGGATCTGCAGGTAAGAGAGCTGAAGAAGTTAAAGCCGCTGTAGAAGTAGGTCTTTCTGGAAATGGTAATTTTGATGTCAGTCTTGTAACGCAAGCCTTTACTAACTTAGATACATATTTAGGCGGACGCTTGGACGTTACTTTAGCACTTGCCGCACTTAAAACCGGTAACATTCCGCCTGCGATGCTTGCGGAGTTAGCTAAGGGCGACTTCTCTTCAGTTGCTCAAATGCACATGGACAACTTCATGAAGCCTGTTGAAGCGGCTCCTCCTAGAGTAGAAGACAACATTGATAAGATTAAAGCGTCTGCTTTAACTGCAACCGATAATATGTACAAGGAGACTAATTCTAAGATTCAAGTTAGCCAAGAAGAAGCTAACCGATTGATCTCAGACTGGGAGCATGGTAAACAGCTTACCGACGCAGAAATGCAGAAACTGGCCCAAATTATTGACGCATCTAGAGGTAAGGCAGAGCAATCTGCTAAGAATGTTGCTAGTAGCGCTAATAAAGGATTGGAAACTGTTAATGGTACACCTGCTGGTCAAAGAGCGGGGGATACGTTTAGTGGCGGTATTGAATCTCGAAACAGATTGGCCGCTGAAAAAGCTAGTGGTATTGCATCGGTTGCTGGTTCCAATATGAAGTTTGATGCGTCTGGATCAGGGGCTGCTATTGCTGAATCCTTTGCCGCAGGTCTCGTAAGCGGTCGAGCTACTTCTGCAGTTATGGGTGCTGCCGCTCGGCTTGTTGGATTGGCTAAAGCGCACTTACCAAATTCACCGGCTAAGATGGGTCCTTTCTCAGGAGAAGGTTGGCGTAAGGTTAAGCGCTCAGGTATTGCTATTGCAAGAGAGTTCGCGTCAGGGCTTGGGTCGACGGCTTCGTTTGATGCTGTTTCAAAGAGTATGTCTAGTATGCAACAAACAATTCAAGACGCCCTTGGCGAAACATCGGAATACCTTGACGATAACATGGAGCTTTCTCCTGTAATCACTCCTGTATTGGATATGTCTAATGTTGATGGGTATACATGGAATGGATCTGGTTATCTTGGACTCACTGGTGCAAATATTAATTATTCGTCGCTTAATCCTACAAGCCGTAGTATTGCTTCTAATCGTTATTCTATTGATGAAGTGGTACGGGGATTAAATAATGTAGATCAGAAATTGGCGACGCTTACTGAGAACTCTGCTATTGGGAACGATCTCCTTGCTCAAGGACAAGTTAACCCAATTTACTTGGATAAAGATCTTGTAAACCGTGCATTGGCGCCAGGAATGGCAGATGCACAACGGACTTACAGTGATCGATTAAATATGTTAGATGGAGTGTTACCACGATTATGAGAGATGAATCATACTTCTCTATAATCTTTGGTGAAGGAACTGATGCTGTTGATATTGGTAAACTCCTTGATGCTGTAACTAAAGTTGAACGTAATGCTGGTGCTGGTCAGGAACACACATATTCTGCCGGCACTGGCCGTTTTGGTAAGACATGGGTTTCTGGTAGAAGAAGCTCTTATGATATTACCATTGAAGGACAAAAGACAGGGAGCCCAGCTGAGCTATTATCGCTTCGTACGAAACTGGCTCGGGCTCTTGATTGTCCTGATGGGCCAAAGAAATTACAGTTTGATGACCAGGATGGTAAATACTACCTTGCTGTGACATCAGGCCAACCTAAGTTCACTGAGGATTTACAAAAGAGTCAGGCTACGGTGTCTATTTCATTTGAAGTTCCGGATGGCTTATTACATTCCGAGCTTACAAAGGTGCTGACATCGAAGACTAACTCCCCAGACATTGGTTCTCTTACTAAAGAGGGGAATATTGTCAAAATGACTTTAAATAATGCAGGAAGCGCACCCGCATATCCTCGCATTAGAATTAAGAACGCTGGAACTAACGGTTGGATTGGTATTGTTAATAAAAACGGTGTGATGGAAATTGGTACAAGCTCCTCGGGAAGAGATGGTGCTGTAACCGCTTCTGGATCGTATGACCAATCACAACTATTGCTTAACTTAACACCAAACGACTCTGCTGGATGGCGTAAGGGTGTAAATATTGGTGGTAAACTTAGCTCGCAATCTCCTTTAACTGTAGCTAGTCATGCTGAGATCAGCGATCTAACACTTGACTGGGCACCACGAGATGAAGGTAGCGTTGGCTATCCTTGTCCTGGTTTACACTGGACTCGTTCTGGGTCTAAAGGTATTGGTCAAGACTGGGGATGTGCCGTGTATGAGTATACTCTACCTGCGGATAAGAACAATGTTAAAGGCGCTAAGAACTTCCGTTGTGACTTCAACCTAAAACTTTGGGCATCTAAGATTGGCCAAACTGGTCTGTTAGCAATCATGTTCATGGACGATAACGACCGACTTATTTGTGCTTATAGTTTGGATAAATACACGACAGATAGTGATAAGGTCGTACAGGTCTTTACCACAACCGATATTCACAAGCTTCCTCGTGAAGAGAATGAATTCGGATCCAATAACAATGAGCCAGGTCAGCAACGACCTAACCCTGCCTTTAACAGCAGAACTGGTAATGCTTATGTTATTAAGGATGGTCCTAAATTCACATTTGGATACAACGGGGTACCTAAAACAGTAGTGGACGCTACCAAGGAGAACTTGGAATGTACTAAGATCTGGGTTCTATATGGTCGACTTCGTAATGAACGGCCTGGTGTTGGACACCTAGATACTTTATGTGTACAATCACTTAAATTCCAAAAGACCAACGTTCAACGTTACGACCTAGTTCCTAACAAGTATAACGCTGGTAGTGAACTTGTTGTGGATATGTATGAGGGTAAAATCTCATATATCTCTGATCCAGAGGCATCTAGCCAAGGGGTCGGTGCTGAAGGAGATCTAGCAAATGGATCTCGATACTTTGCAATTCCTCCCGGGGAATCACAACTTGAAATTCATTCTTCCGGATTCGTTACAACAGCCCCTGAGGTTATTGTAGAGTGGGAAGAAGCATGGCTATAAGAAAGGAGGCCGAAACTTCAAAATGAATGTAAAACCTGCATGGCAGTTAGCAGTTCATGATAACGCAATGAATATTGTTGACCATATTAACAATGATGTTCCAGGTTCTCTGAAATATTACGATGAAGAGTTCCATCAATACTGCGGTAAGGGTTCGGCTACCTTTACTTTTACTGTCGATAAATATTCAAATGGTGTTCTAAACGAACGTATAGCCAACCTCACTACAGAGTCTTATATCTCATTTCATGAAGACGATATTGACTATGTGTTCAACGTAATGACTCGTAGGGAAACAGACTATACTATTACATTAGAATGTGTTACAACTAACTTAGAGTTACTTAATGAGAAGGTTGTTGCTTATGAGAGCAAGGATGCTAAATCATTCCTAGATTACATCGAAGCTATGCAACTCTTTAAATTTACTCGTATCGAATTGGGTATTTGTGAAATTCGTAATACTAAACAGACGCTTAAGTTTGAGTCTGATGACGACACATGTTTGGCTCGGATCCTTAAACTCGTTGAAGCGTTTGATGGTGAGATGGAGATTATAACCAAACTTACCGATGGTGGCCAGATTGATAAGTATATTCTTAATGTTTATAAATCTCGCAATGTCGCAAAAGATAATGAACCTGGTTTAGGACGAGTTCGTACCGACATTCGGTTACAGATGGGTCGAGACGTCGCTTCTGTTATTAAGAAAGAAGATAAGACAAATCTCTTTTCTGCTATCCGGATGCGGAATAAAGACGGTGCGTATATCACCTTCCCTAACTCTCGTGAGATAAAGGCTGTAGACGGTACACACGTTGAGATGTACTGTAACCGGGGGTCTCATACAATTTACGCCCCTATCTCAGCTAAGCTATATCCATCGGTTAACAAGCGTGATAACTGTGACCCGTGGATCGTACGTGATGTGAAAACTGAGTTTACTAACTCTGATGAAGCATGGGCTTACGGGGTTAAGATGCTCCGTAATTACATGTATCCTATAACTACATGGGAGATTAGTCTTAACTCGGCTATGGTTCTTCAGCGTTACGATATCAAGATTGGTGATGTAATCTTCATGACCGATGAGAACTTCGTTGGTGGATTGCTTATCCGAGCTCGTGTCGTTGAGATGGTGCGTTGTTCTACAGATCATAGTAAGACTAAGCTCACATTGTCTAATGTCGTTGCTATTCGACCAACTAACAACTCAACGTTGATGAATACAATGTCACGGATGATCAATGACGCTCAACCTTTCAAAATGACTGTAAAAACTACAGGGCCTACGATGTTCCGTGAGCTGACAGATAGCTGTGAGCTTATTCCTACTTTATATAAGGGTAAATCTGAAGTTACAGATGTTGATTTCAGTTACTTCATTGACAATAACCTTGCGGGTAGTGGAACTAGGTTCAGGGCATCAAGATCTAATATCGGTACTAGCGGTAATGCGTTGATTACTATTCAGGCTTGGGTTCAAGGCCAGATGGTTGAGTTCCAAGATGTGACAATCGCTACTGTAAATGACGGGGTATCTCCGGTCCTTACCGTGATCGAGTCTAGTAACGGCGATGTGTTCAAGAATGGTATTATCAATACTGTGCTGACAGCTAAGCTGTTTCGAGATGATGTTGAGATTGACACAAGAGGTGAAGCCTTTAACTATATTTGGACAAAGACCAATGCTAACGGTGAAGTTGATGAACCATGGGGTCAGCGTCCTGAGTCTAAAGTTAAGAGTGTCAGCGTCACTCGTATTGACGTCGAAGATAAAGCGACTTTTTCAGTTGCTGTTGTAACTAAGTAAGGAGGTGGTATAATGAGTTTAATTTCAACTAGTCAGATTACTATTGTCGATTTGGATGACGGCAGAACCCAATATACACACCTTGCTTGGTGTAACTTTGATTTAAAAGTTAATCAAGATGGGTCTAACGCTTACCTCGCATTTACTAAAGATCCGGAAGAGGGGCGTTTTTTAACTCATATTGGTATATACCAAGATTTCAATTTCGCAGGTAGCGACCGTCCTGAAGATTATCATTGGTCTCAATGGCATGGTGCCGATGGTGCTAACGGTACTCCAGGTAAGCCTGGTGCTGATGGTCGTACTCCATATATCCACTTCGCTTATGCCGATAGCCTTGATGGGTATACTGGATTTACTACTGCCGAAGTGTATAACCTAACTCAGGATATTGACTCAGAACCAACTAAGGTTAAAGTCGACGTATCTAAGAAGCTATATATGGGTACTTACACCGATTATACCGAAGAAGATTCAAATGACCCTGCGAGATACCATTGGCAGAAAGTACGTGGTGCTGATGGTGCTAACGGTACGCCGGGTAAGCCGGGTGCTGATGGACGTACCCCATATGTTCACTTCGCTTATGCTGACTCTGCTGATGGTAGAACAGGCTTTACTGTATATGGTGACCCTAATAAGAGATACATGGGTACGTATACCGACTTTGAAAAAGCTGATAGTACAGACCCCACCAAGTACAAATGGTCTCTTATAAAAGGTGCTGATGGTGTTAACGGTGCGCCAGGTCCTCAGGGTGTGCAAGGTTTACAAGGTCCTAAAGGTGATCAAGGTATTCCTGGTCAAAGAGGGGCTGACGGTCGGACACAATACACTCATATCGCTTATGCTGATAACGCATACGGTAACGGGTTCAGTCAGACTGCAACAGGTAAAGCCTACATTGGTATCTACCAAGACTTTAACCCTACTGACAGCACTACTCCGTCTTCTTATAGATGGACTAAGTGGAAAGGTGATGATGGGGCTAACGGTATTCCAGGCCCTAAAGGTACTGATGGTAAGACACCGTATATTCACTTCGCCTATGCTAATTCGGCTAATGGTAATAGTGGGTTCAGTGTTAGTGACTCAACTAACAAGGAGTATATTGGTACCTACACCGACTTTACAGAAGCTGATAGCACCAACCCTAATCTTTACAAATGGACTAAGGTTAAGGGAGCGGATGGTGCTAAAGGGGACAAAGGTGAACAAGGTGATCGCGGTCTCCAAGGTCCCGCTGGCCCTGCTGGTCCACAAGGCATTCAAGGTCTACAAGGCCCTAAAGGCGATCAAGGTATCCCGGGCCCTCGAGGAGTGGATGGTCTAACACAATACACTCACATCGCATACTCTGATGCTGATGACGGTCGTATCGGTTTCAGTCAGACAGACTCTAACAAGCCTTTTATTGGTCTTTACCAAGACTTCATCAGAGAGGATAGCCCAGAACCAAGCAAGTACCGTTGGACAAGATGGAAAGGTCAAGACGGTGAGCAAGGACTTCCTGGTAAGCCTGGTGCTGACGGACGTACTCCATATGTACATTTTGCTTATGCCAACAGTGCTGACGGTAGAACCGACTTCAGCTTAGCCCAATCAAGTGGTAAGCACTATATCGGTACTTATACAGACTTTGAAGTAGGTGACAGTAGTGACCCTAGCCGATATAAATGGGTATCCTTGAACGGAGATCTAGTTATCGGTGGTCGTAACCTTTGGATTAACAGTAGAGCTACGGGCTATGCTGCTATTGAGAAACTTCCAGAGAACCATATAACTGGTCAGACTGAATGTTTTCGGATCGAGTCTGTTGAAGGTAAAAATAATCTCAAGTTTAATATAGCACCGGAGTTCACAAGCAGATTGTACACAACAGTCACAATGAGCTGTTGGGTGAAATATGAAAATGTCCAACGTGGTAAATACGCCTGGTCTAATTTTAACGTCTTTAAATCAGGAGGGCTTTGGAGACGTAACTCTAAGTCTGGCGCTGTGTCTTCAGCAGATTACCCAGGGATGTTTGGTTTCACGGGTAGCTCTGACTGGATTAGACTTGAAAAAGTTTATAACTTCGGATGGGATACAAGATATGACCAGCTAAGAACCGACCTAAGAATCTTACTAGAAGGTGCTGCATCAGGTACCGCCTGGGTTACTGGTGTCAAAGTCGAGATCGGTAACACCGTTACTGACTACACCGTTGCCCAAGAGGACGTGGATAGTGCTATAGCCTCTAAAGCTGACCAGTTGCTAACCCAAGACCAAATCAACCAACTCTCTGAACGCAATGCTCTTCTCAAAGCTGAGTTAGATGCAAAAGCTACTCAGGAAGTCGTTGACGAGTGGATTAACCAAGTTCATAACCTTATGGATATCGAAGAGGCTGGTCGAAAGGACGCTGAGCAAGCCGCTATTCGAGCTAGTGAGCGTATCGCTGAGTTACAGAACAAAGTTGGTGAACTTAAGATCGTGACCGAGTTCGTTAACACCTACATGTCGCAATCAGAAGAAGGGATTATTGTTGGTCAGAAAGACGGTTCTTCAAAAGTTCTAGTATCAACAGATCGCATCTCTTTCATATCTGGGGGTAAAGAGGTTGCATCAATCTCTCAAGGTGTGCTACAAATTGATAACGGGGTGTTTGTCAAATCGCTTCGTATTGGTCGATTTGTAACAATGCAAGACCCATCAAATCCAGATAGAAATATAACATTATATGTAGGAGGTGCATAGTAAATGGTAGTAGTAAACTTCTCCGGTCCTTGGGCTGGGGATATACAATTAGAATTATGGTCTGATTGGAATGTTCAGAAACCCGAGCAAAACGCAACCCTTTTTAACGTTCAAGTTCGATTAATCTCCTCAGGGGGAGGTCAAATCTTCTCAGGTAATGGTACTCGACGGCTTTGGCTTAATGTTGCTGGGATTGAAGAACATTACGACATCGACCCGGTTATTGGTAAAAACCAGAAACGTAATATCTTCGGTAAGGACTATTTAATTCCGCATAACCCAGACGGTACTAAGACCGCGACGATTTCCTGTGAATATCCTATTAACCTTGGTGGTTATGGTACGGCGAAAGCTCAGTTTACTGTTAAGCTTAAAGATATTTTCAAGGGTAGTAAAGGTAAGGACGTATCTGGTACAATAGGTAGCCCTGTAACTCTCTCAGTTGACCGTAATGATACAAGATATACTCACGCTGTAGAAGCCGAGTTTGGTAATTGGAAACAGAATATCAATGGAGATAGTCGATTCGTTTCTACTTACAACTGGACACCGCCTATGGAGTTATGTAATCAAGTTCCTAATTCTGATAAGGGTGTTGGTAAGGTTAGGTATATAACTTACCAAAACGGTAAAGAGATTTCTAGGGACGAGAAAAACTTAACACTAGCGGTTCCGGCATCAGTCAAGCCTACGCTATCGTCATTTTCAGTCCGGGATACCAATACTGCTGTCAATAACTTGCTGGGTGATAATAAGTTTGTTTCTGTCCTATCTAATCTGAAAGTCGATTTCTCTAAAGGAACCGGGTCATATGGATCAACCATATCTAGTTACTCGGCAACTATTGTCGGTAAACCAAACTCTACTTATAATGAAGATGGGGTTATCGGTAGTATTGAGATGGTTGGTAATGCTGTTGTAGAGGCTACAGTTACAGATAGTCGAGGTCGAACTAGTGAGCCTAAACGGGTTAGTATAGAGTTCCTTGATTACTTCTTACCTCAGATCAGTTTTGAGGCTAAACGGGTAGGTGCTAACGGAGAGCAGATCCAAGTTATTCGTAATGCTAAAGTGGCTCCACTCCCAATGAATGGTAGTCAGAGAAATACGATGCGAATATCCTTTAAGGCCGCGCCGTTTGGATCTAATACCTTCAGTGAGAATAACGGCCCTGCTAATACCATGTTTACTAGTATATCGCAGATTACTAACTCAGCCGCTAACTTAGATGGTACTTTCTCTTCGGGTAGTTCTTATGTTATCATAGGGACTGTTCAAGATAAGTTTACTAGCTCAGAGTTCAGGGTTGAAGTTCCAACGAGATCTGTGCTTATGTCTATGGACCAGACTGGGGTCGGTATTGGTAAAATCCGGGAACGCGGTGTTCTTGACGTTGCTGGTGATGTTTATGCCTCAGGTCAGTTGAACGTAAATGGTATTCGTGTTGCTAATAAGACTATTCAACAATACCCCCTTACGTCTCTAGAGGGTCGAATCCAAGACGTTCGATTTTCTAGAAAAGACCTTAATACCATTACAGAAACTGGTCTTTACATGGTATTTGGGAAACAAGGAGGAGCGAAGAATGGCCCGGACACACAAAAACACGGTATGTTAGAAGTGTATGCACTTAACCATAAAGAGCTATTCCAAAGGTATATGGACGACCGTCTGAATACCTGGATTCGATGGCGAGACTGGGATAATAACTGGACTGACTGGGAACAAACTTATGTTTGTAAAGCGGATGTTCCCGTCCCTGAGCCTGAACCACCTAAATACATTCATAAGGACTTCACTGATAATATGCCTTATAAGTTACCATCCACGATCACTAGAAGTGGTGACCTAGTCACTATCCACACACCTCGGACGATCAAGACTATCACTCAGCGTCTTGAAAATTCAATAACTCCTGAGACAATACCGGTAGGTTTCAGACCAACTAACGTCGCTACTATGATATTAGCACTAAACGAGTCTGCTAACTTCTTAGGAAACGCTATGTATTATTTCCATCCAGACGGCTCGATACGTATTACTACAGGTATTACTAAGACCGCTGTGTATACGGGGACTATCACCTACATTACAACAGACCCGTTCCCAGATAAATAAGGTACCCACCATACAACTATAATTAAGAAAGGAGATTTAAGTGTCTAAACTAGAATTTAAATCTAAATCGTTGGACTATGATCCAACTAACAACAAGCAAACTCATGTCATTCTTGTTGACGATAATAACTCAGTAGTCAACGTGTTCCTAGAGGAGGCGACTATTGACCTAAGTAACGCTGAGTTGTATAAGTTAGCTATGCAGAAGCATTATGACATCAACTTCCCTAAAAAGGCTGAGAATGAGCGATTTGAAAAAGTCGATGAGAAACTTGGTTCTATGGATGATGCAATGGATGTCCTTGTCGCATTTGCGGTATCTATTCAAGGGAATATGAACTTGCCTGCATATCGCCGAATCGCATCTGTAGCGAAACCATTAGTCAATGGTAAGCGATATAATAATGGCGATGTTGTTGTAATGCCATATCCGTATGACACGAACACTAAATGGCCTAAGGATACACCTACCCTACTAACTTTTGCAATGCAATCTGGGGAAGGATATACTTATAAAGGTCAAAAGCTAGCTGAAATGCTCCAACAAGGAGTGCTTAGTGTGGTTATGCCACGTATTGAATAGAGAGGGAATATGCAAGAAAGAGAATTAATGCATTGGTTTATAACTGTCGTTATTCCAATCATCATTAGTCTTGGTAGCTTCTACATTTCCTCCAAGAACCGGGCGGCTGATTTAGAGCACCGTCTGACTGAGCTTGAGGTATCTGACAAGCATAATGAAAAACTTATGGATAGTCATACTTTGAGATTGGATAAGTACGAAGAGGAACAGAAGATTATTCGGGCTTTAGTGGAACGAATGGATTACATGAACGAGAGTCTTAAATCAGTAAAGACGGATATGGACGAGATCAAAGTGCTTGTCCGTAGCTACACAGAATCACGAGGTAACAATAAATGAAACTTTCAAATGAACAATACAATACTGCTAAATTCATCTTACTCAACGTAGTACCTGCCCTAGTAACTTTAATCGCTGGGCTTGGTGTGTTGTATGGGTTTGATGCAACTAAGATCACTGCGACAATCGGTCTCTTTGCGACCTTCGCAGGTTCTGTACTTATGATCTCTACAAAACGTTATAACGAAGCGCAAGCCGCAGAAGACGATGGACGTTAATACAAGGAGAGTTTAATGGCAACTCGATCTGAGGTACTTACTTGGGTTCGTAGTCTTGCCGACCGTGGTATCGGGGTTGATGCAGATGGTGCTTATGGCATGCAATGTGTCGACCTCCCTAACATGGTCGCTCAGAAGTTCTTTGGGCGTGCTATGTGGGGTAATGGTATTGATATGTTAAAAGCTGGACAGGGTCTAGGCTGGCGTACGACAGGCGGTAATGAACCTCCTCATGCTGGTGCTATATTCTGTATGCGGGTATCTTATCATGGCTACGGTCATACCGGTATTGTAGTTGGTGAGCCTGATGGTAACGGTAACTTCCAGACTGTCGAACAGAACGTTGACGGTGGAATGAGCGGGGGTCCTGCTCGATACCGTACAAGAAGTTTGGGTAACCCAACAGAAAACATTATCGGATTTATATATCCTCCATATTCTGACGGACTAGGTTCTACTGGTGGCGGTGGAGGAGGATCAGGCGAAGGAGAAACTATGGACTTTACATTTATGATTGGTGGAGAGGCGGCGTGGAACTCAAGAACCATCTATTACTATAATGGCGCGGTTAATGAGGTACAGCCAATCCACAACATGGAAGAACTAAAATATCTTCGAGCTATTTATCAAGACACTCATGGACGAAGCTTAAAACACTACGAGTGGAATACATCTGCACCAGTGTATCACCGTATATTTGGGGTTGTTAGACCTACAACAAGGGATGAAACTACTAAACCGGCATTGAGGTATTGATATGAGTATGTGTTTTACATTCCGTATTGAGGGAGGTGACCCCGGACAACCTTATCTACATGGTTGGGATCCTCGCAAGGTATATTTCTATAACGGTGATGATAACGAGATTATCTATATCGAGAATGAGGATATCTTAGCCAGACTTCGAGAGGTGTATAAGGAATCTAGGGGTCGTGATCTAGTCCATTATGTGTGGACTACAAACGCTCCTGTATTTATACGGATATTTGGTGTATTAAGACCGAATGACGGTACTGGGGTTAAGCGAGAAGGACTAGAAGCGTTAAACCGTAAGATCGCTGAGTATGAGGACGCTTATTGGAAACCAACTCATTTCATGCCTAAGGTGGCATTGCATATCCGGAAAGAGCCTACTAGAACAAGTGAGTCCTTAGGGGTATGCGATATCAACCGTAAGTATAAAGTCCTAGAGACGGTTACACAATGTGACTGGCACTGGGCTAAGATCAACCACAACGGTATTGTCGGTTGGATTGCTATGGGTGACATAACCGGCGAATGGTATGGTGAGAAATTCAATGAGCCTGAAGTATTATAGCTCGATAAGGGCGTTGATAGGGTAAAACTTACAACGCTCATTTTTTTTTCAAAAAATTATTTTCTACTATATAGAAAGAGAGGATAATATCATGAAATATTATGTAAATGTAAATACTTGGATTGATGAAGAAGATTTGCTCTTCCAATGCAAAATGGCTATGTACACTAAAGATTGTGTTATGGATGCTATGCGGGAACACTGAAGCAACCTTGCTATTGATGAGCAAAGTAAAAATCGCTTAATCAGATGGAGGTCTACCCTCCTTCTTTTTTTTTCAAATTTTTACACTCTACTATATAGAATAGATAAATTATATATTGGAGGAAAATAAAATGGCAATTATTATTATCACATTGGTATTTTTGTTCGTACTTAATAGAGGTATTGTATCTATTATAAAAGGATTTGGTGAATTTCTTTTGAAATTATTCGGTAAAGCCGATTAACTCAAAGGGAACAACCAAGTTCCTTTTTTTTTATTTAAGGAGGTAAATAAAATGGCTAACAATAAAAAAGAACGCGATATGGGGTTCTGGGAAACTCTACTAGCTATATTCTTACTAGATTGGTTATTCTAAAATAATTACAATCCACTATATAGAATAAATATTTTGGAGGATTTTATAATGAATAAAATTATGCAAATGCGTATGGAAATGCGCGATGAAGTTAAGAAGGTTATCGCTAATAAAGCTGATGCGATCGACGATCTTATTACTGATCGTTATATGAAAGACCCTAACTCGTATGTTAATATCAACGTTACTGATATTGCGGACGCTTTAGGTGTTTCTAAATATAGCGTACAGAATAATATCGATTTGATCCAAACGGTTATTATCGAGAAATTCGGCTACATCGTCGTCCCATTCGTAGATGATGATTTTGATATTGTAATCTCACTAGGGATTAGATTCTAAGAAGGACGCTGGGTAATTTACTCAGCTTTCTTTTTTTTTTGAAAAGGAGGAGCTTATGAAAAGAGAAGCAACTGTCAAATTCATTTTTGGCTTTATTATCTCATGCCTTGTATCTGCGCTTGTGGGTATTTCTATTTGGTTTGGCTATACCATGGCCTATATGAAATACCAACCTTTACAACAGGAAAAAGACATGTATAAGAGCCGTTGGGAGATCAGAGACAAAGCCGCGACCTACTACTATCAACAGTATAAAGATGTTAAGGAAAAGTATGATCTCATTAAAAAGGTAAATGAAACTAAAAACAAATAGGGGGTATCTATTATGTATGACAAAGAAAATTGCTATTTGAAGACAATGGAACAAAACTGGGAACAAATTCGACGTGACTCAGATAAAAGAAGATATCTTAATGTTGATGTGACGCGTATCCTCAACAAGATCCAAACCATGATAAATACCTTTAAACCGTATAGTATGGAGACCCTTACCGAACCATTAACCGTTTGCCTGTCATCGACATATTTGAATAAGATCTATGAAGAGCAAGGAGTCCCTTACAAGTACTTTGAAGCTGCTTCTAAAGATGTACTTATCCCAACGTTAATTAACGACTTTGGATATTCTGCAAGATTCAAATACGACAGCTTATTAGACGGCACCATTATCGGTTATAGCGTAGTAATCCAACTACGTAAAAAATAATTACACCTCACTATATAGAAAGAGAGGTAACTATTATGTTAAGACGATTGTTACGTTTTATTGGTTTCTACTGTCTAGCTGGATATGCTGTCCTTGAGAAGTCTTATATTGATAAGCTGATTAAGAACGGGTATCTGGATAAGGACGCAGAACAACAAAACCGCAGATTAGAAGTAACAAGATTTGTACTTACCAAACTTAAGAAAGAATATTAGTCTGGATTAAATTCCAGGCTTTTCTTTTTTTTTCAAAAGGAGCAAATAATATGAAAAAACAATATGATAAATCTAAATGTAAACTACTCTCTAAAGATTTAAATGTTGAGGAGATTATCGCTAGGAATAAATCCGTATTAGCTAGTTATGACTTTACAACCGTACTAAATGCAATTCAACAAAAATTCAATAGAATGCAGGGGTTCCCATCTGAGGAACGTAAAATGTCGATGGGTATGCGCCTTATCCATGCTGTATATGAAGATGACAAAATCTCAGGTAATCTATATGACAAGCTGGATAATAAACTATTGACTATATTACGAGATGACTTTGGATACGAATGTGAAATCCAAAACTTTGGCGGTTCCTTTTTCGGTTCTTACTATCTTGTAATATATCTCTAAAATAAATACACTCCACTATATAGAAAGAGAGGTAAACATTATGTTTAATAAAATTTTTAAGAAGTCTTCTAGCAAGAAGATTGAAGAAACTATCAATGCTAAACTCGATGAGTTAAACACTAGACTTGCTAGTGCTGAAATTGGCAGTGATGAGTACGACCAGACACTTGGTGAAATTGATATTCTTACCAAATCACTCATGGATATTAAGGACCGTGAGTTAAAGGTTAAGGATAAGAAATTAGAACCAGCAGTCAAAGCCGCACTAATCACAACAATTGGAGGTGCCGCGGCAAGTATCCTAGGGATTTTGATTATTCGGGATTATGAAGCTGAGGATGGTATCTTCACTTCAAGCGCGAAGTCATTCGTTAAGAAAATTTATTAAAGTAGGGAGTGTATACCACTCTCTCTTTTTTTTTTGAAAGGATATTTGTATGGAAACTAAAGTAGCGGAGTATATTTATTACGAGCCTTATTTCGATAGATCATTCAGGCAGTTATTCTTCAACTATATCTATGGGATATTGTCAGAAAACCATCTTGAGGCTACTGAAGTTGACTTTGAGATGTTTCTCATCATCTTCACAACAACCATGATGACCATAAACTTCACCTCAACCTCAGATATTGTATTCTACCATAAAGATGACCTCAGACAGATCTATTTCGGTTACTTCAAGATGAAGGTTGTAACATCAACTTCACAAGAAACGTTGAATAAGATAATCTCCAGAATGCGAAGTAAGATTGTGGAATACGATTTGTCGCCTACTGATGTAGACTTTGAAAACTGTATTGATCTAATTAAGGAAGATATGCCTGAAGTATATTTAGATCAAATGTCAGATATTATAGCTTATAAATGGTCTTATTTCAAAGAATCATATTATAACATCGTTCGTATTCTACATGGAATGAGGGGGTATAAATGACACCAAAAGAAAGACAAGAGCAACGTGAGGAACGCTATCGCAATATGACAGATGAAGAGTTTATTCGTCATTTTGTAGCCGATGCTGTTATTCTCACATGTTATACGGATATCAAATTTAACGATGCCGATGAATGGGCTGAATGGTGTACTGAAGAACATGGTGAATGGTATTGTGGTAAGTCATTCTATAGCCTAGCATCAGATTTCAAATACTACATTGAAGAATGTATTAGTAATGCGGAAAAGATAGTTAATGAACTATTATAAGGAGTATAGTCATGAAAAAGAAACCTACTATTTTTACAGTTATTGCAGTTTTAGTATTTTTAGGTATTGGATTTTGTGTGTACCATTTTACGCCTCACCCACCAAAAGCAGACATTGTGACGGTTGCCGATGTCCATCAACTTGACACTGATGCTGATTGGAAAGGTAAAATTGCTCGCTTGGAGATCACAGAAAGCTCACTTGAGAGTTATGATAAAGAAACTCTGAAGTACGGCTTCTTAGGTAAGGTCAAAGTTAAAGGCTCCCCTGGAGAAGTCTATGGACAATTTAACATGTACGACGTACACAATCTACCGAACATTCATATTGGCGATATTCTCTATGTTCGAGTAGTCGGACTTGAAGGTAGCGGTAACGTTTTTGGTCCAATGATTAAAGGCGATATTATCTATGTCGAGAAAGGAAGTCATTAATGCGTAACGAAATACTATTATTCCCTAACAACGAGATCCTTGTCAATGCCTTATACAGAACAAGGATTACGCATCATACTAGATCAAACCATGGTATAAGATTACATATTTCTCCAATTAGCACTGCTGACCATATCGAAGATGATTTAGATGTTATGGAAAGTATTGGGGATTACTTATTTGATCTATACCTAAAGGATCCGCGGATTGCGAATAAATTAATTCGTCCGAAATACTACTATAACTATAAAGTTAGAAGTTGGGTATTTACATTCGATTTTAAATAAAAAAAATACAAGCCACTTATTAGAAACGAAAAATAATTTAAAGGAGGACATTAACATGTCAAATAAAGTTTCAAAAATCGTAAATGAAGAAGTTATCGAAGACGCAGTGGAAACTGTTGTCGATACCACTACTGAAAATGTTACTACAGATGTAGTACCAGTAGAGCCAACACAACCAGTGGAAGTTGTCAAACAAGGTAAGGTTAAAGCAACCTGGAATTGGATTAAGCAACACCCATGGGCTGTAGCCGCTTCTATTGGTGCTGGTCTAGGAGTGATCATTCTCGGTAAGAAGGTATACGACGCAGGAATGCCTGCGGAATTCGAAGTAACTGAAATCAAGAATGATGTTATTGAACAACCTATGGAACATGAAGAAGTCGAAACTAAAGAAGAAGAAGTTTCTGAAGAAGAATAGTTGGGTATTTTTACCCAGCTTTTTTTTTTGAAAAGGAGAAGGTATGAAAAAGACGTATTTAGATAAATATCCATATACGTTGGAGCGACTACCACATCGGTACTCAGATCGCGTCGACGTTATTGTCCGAATTGAACCACTTGATAGCCCTCGAGCAACTGACCTATTACTTAATCTGGGATCCACTTTACACAACGCCTCGATTGAGGGTATGCCGTTTAAAGTAAAAGATCAGTTCACAGATCCGTCAGATATGGAAGAAGGTAAACTCCGTATTACACTATCTGGCTATCAACTTTAAAATTTTTACCACCTACTATATAGAAAGGAAATAACTTGTATTACTTGGTGTATGATGAGAGCACACTTTAATAACGAGGCGCCGGTTTGATTCCGGCAGTATACAAGAAAACACTTTCTATTTTTTTTTTTGAAAAGGAGAACGCATATGGCACAAACGGACTATAACGAAATCCGATCAACCAACGTAGCAAAGGTTGAAGTAGAAGAAAAGATTACAGTCGAAGCACCTGAAAACGAACGAGTCCCTAAAAAGGCAGTTGTTAAAGGTTCTACGGTTGAGGAACGGAAACCGGGTCTTATGACACGACTTGTACGCGGTATCCTCGGACCAAATGGTATTCGAGCTATCGGTTCATATTTAGGTAAAGAAGTCATCATGCCTGCTATTAAGGATACTCTGGTCAATACAATCAACACCGGTGTAAACATGGCGGCTTATGGTGAAGATCGTAGTCGTTACAACGGGGGATGGTCAAATCCTGCTCGATATAACAGTCGTGTTGGCAACCAGACATATACCAACTACTCTAGCGCATACCATAACAATAACCCTCAGGCGCAGGCAATTAACCCGCCTACACGTATTAAGGAAATTCTACTGTTCACATGGAATGATGCGGCTACAGTTCTAGAAAACCTTAATCGAGATATTGCTACATATGGATATGCCCGTCTTGCTGACTACTATGATTATGCAGGACAACCTAGCACCAACTATACGGACAACGCTTATGGTTGGAGAATACTAGGCGATATTCGTATTATGCCTACTCGTGGTAAGTATCTATTAGTATTACCACCAGTTGAAGTTATTTAATAAAAGGAGCTATAATCATGAACAAAAAAGTAATCTTGAACACAATTAAAATCGTTGCATTTGGTGTCGTACCATTTATGGTTGAAAACGGTAAGAAAGCTTTGGATAAAGCTCTCGAAGCAACTGAAAAGGCTTCTACGAAGGAGTAAATATGTGTAGTTTAATCTTTATTATTCTATTACTTATATTGCTTGCCTTATTAGGTATACTATCATATATAGTAGCCTATTTCCTAATCCCCATCATTATTTTAGTTATTATTGCATGGGCGCTAACTATCTTATTTAACTAAAGGAGAACTTAACAATGTCTAAATGGAGTTATGAACTATTCAAAGAAAATGTCGCTGTACTTGCACACAACTATAAGAAAAAAGAACCTCTTATTATGACTGTAGGGGGTATCGCTGGTTTCGTAGCAACTGCCGTACTTGCATATCGTGCAAAAGCCAAGATCACAACTATTGTTGAAGATATTGAAGCTATGCGTGAAAACGACATGCCAGTCCCAGTTGGAGAAACTATCGTTCGTGTTTCTAAAGCATTGACGCCTACTATCACTATGGCCACTCTATCAACTGCCGCTGTCCTTCGTTCATACCATGTATTGACAGGACGTAACGCCTTACTTGCCTCAGCCCTTGCATCTGCTACTCAAGCTAACCACAAACTTCGCCGTCAAATCCGTGAGCAGTATCCTGATGATCCAAACGCTCAATTCATCGGTGAACGTGAAGAAGTTCTAGCAGGGCCTGAAGAAGAAGGCAAGAAGAAACCTAAAACTGTTTCTGTAATTAACACTAACGATGTCCAATGGATGGAATATGCCTACTTTAATAAATCACAAGAATTTGTTAAAGACGACTTAAACTACAACCAAATGTTCATCACAACAATGTTCAATGCGCTTGATGAAAAACGCCGTCGTCAAGGATTCCTTAACCTTACAACTGCCTATGACGTGTTGAAAATCCCATTGGAAAAACACGAACGTCGTGCCGGTTCTGAACTAGGTTGGACAGACAATGACTTCTTTGACTTTGACGTACACGTAGTTATGGTTAAAGACGAAAATGGATATCCTTACCCAGTACCAGTAATCGAATTCTCTCCAGTTAAGGATATTACCACTGGTGTAGATTACGGTAGTGATATTTCAGACTATCTTATCTAATAAAACATATAAAGGAGCAAACAAATTATGGAAAAACATGGTATTGTAAAATCAGGTCTAATCGCATTCGGTCTTGTTAACCTTGGATATATCGGATACGCTTTGTATAAGAACTTCAAGGACTACAAAAACAAAGAAGGTGAATACGCTGAAGAGCAACCTGAACAATTAGAGTTGTTCGATGCAACTGAATCTGACGCTGAAATTGTGTCTGATGAAGAAGTTGTAGAACCAACTCCACGTCGTTCTGAAAAGAAAAAATCTAAAGTTAAGTTCTACGTTGGTATCGGTCTCTTGGCTACTGCTGTTATTGGCGGATACTGCTACGGTTATCGTTCTGCTTGGGTTAAACGTAGTAACATCGCTAACGAATCAGAAGAGCTGTTACATGCAGTTATTGACGACCGTAAAGACTACAGCGACTTCCTTGAGCAGGAATTGGTTAACCGTGAAATCAAGTTGGGTGTTGAGCGTGAAACAATCGTGTCTAACGCAATCAACATGATCCTGCCTGATTACATGGATACTCGCTGGGTATCATTTAATGAAGATGGCACTGTACGTTCGAACTACACCCCTAAAGTCTCAGAAGACCATGATGTAGAAACCATCACAACTGCTGTTGAAGATACATGGAACAAGCTATACGAAAAAGTCGTTGTAGCTCCTATGTCTCCAGAAAAAGCTGAAGAAGCTTAACTAGCAAAAGAATATAGAGAGTAAAGGACCAGGCTGGTTCATATACCAGTCTTCCACTATATTCTAAGGAGGTTTATATTATGGAAATCCAATTCAGACAAGACAAAACCGATAAAGGACTAAGCCTGTCATATTTAAATGACGGGACTTTCTTTTTAGAAGTATTTGACGATTCAGACGATACTGGTATGAATATTCCACTAGATGCTGACGAATTAGAGCTGGTTAAAAACTGCATTGACCATATTTTGAAAAGGGGCAAGTAATGGATAAAGAAAAACTATTAAAGGCGGGTATCCTTACAGCACTCGCCGCTGGGGTTGGTTATTTCGCATATCGATTTGTGAAAGAAACTAAACGCCAAATCAAGGAAATGGAAGAAGCAAATGCTGCTCAAACACAAGAACTCCTAGATACAATCAAGCTAAGAGATGAGCAACTTGCATTAGCTGAGGAGCATATTGATGCGCTTGTTTATGGTACTCCTGAAGAAACTCCAGATGTCAACGAGGAGTTGGAAGAAATGCGACGGTCTCGTACTCGCGTTCACTCAACTACTCTTGAAGAAGGAGATATCGCTCCAACTGATGAAGACGATTATCATGCAGGGGCTACTCAAACTGCAGAAGATGTTGAACATCATAATGTCTGGAAAGAAAACGAATATTTCCAAACTGGGGAACAAAACATTCCGTATTTCGTAATTGAATCAGCTAAAGAATTAAAAGGAAATGAGGGCCAAAGTATGCGCCATGATACTGACCCTAATAGCGTAGAAGCATGGAACCAATATAAAGCGGTTATGATTAGTGAGTTGTATGATGATACTCCAATCGCACAAGCCGTATCTGAACGCTATGGTATGGGTCTCTTACTAAGTAAAACAAACATCGTATCTATTATTGATGTATTCTCTGAATTGCTTGAAGTTAATGATACGAAGATCGTACAACCATATAACGCCTTTGACAATAATGTATGGGAAGATGTATACGACCGCCGTATCGACTTCTTCGGACCAGATACATATTACTCATCAGTACAATTCCCTGTAACCTTTGGTGAAATCCTCTATGAATATGCAACTAAATTCGTAGACGATACTGAAGATGGAGCATTGCTACCAATGGTTGCCTATATGTTATATGAATCAGGATTGCTTGATGCAGAGACGATCGAACAAAAACTTCTTATTATCAGCAAGATTCTAGAACACCGCAACGTTCGAGAAATCGGCAATGGTATGAAGAAACTAAGCATGTTCGGTCGTGTTGTAGATCGCCTAGATCCAGAAGACACAGGTCATGAAGTTCGTTTATATACAGAGTATAACGAATTTATCGGACGTGCAAGTACATTTGAAGAAGAGTACATGGCGAATATGGAGGATGACTACGATGATGAATAATGTGGGACAAGAAAGTATACTAGTAAAATATTCTTTTGACGGTATTAATTTCAGTTCCGATTATATCCCATCCGATCATCTAAAGCCATTTAAAGACGCGTTTATTAAAAATGAAGTATTTATAATTAGACGCGATATGACTTCTGCTGTTGGGGAGTCCCCATTTTTAGGTAGCGCATGTAATGAAAAATTTATTGATATGAGCAAGGTTGTAATGATAGGATTTTAAAGGAGCTAATTTATGACAGATAGAAAACCGGATTTCTTCAATATTACGGTTGAGGAACTATCGGGGCCTAATCGAAAAGCCGATGCTGTCGTTTCTGCAGACTTTACCTATTTAGATAACCAAGGAGCTGATGTACAGGATATTGTTGTAAAAGGTGGTGCCTTTTATGCAATGTGGGATGGTGAGAAATGGTCGATGGAGAAAAACGATGTAGTTCGTGCTGTCGATCATGAGATTAGAAAGAAATATGCTGAGCTTAAGACTAAAGGATATGAACGCATATCTCTTAAGTTTATGCAAAATGCAGGATCAGGACTTATGCGCAACTTCGTTAAGTATTGTGAAGACGCACCAGAATCTTTGCAAGTATTCAACTCTAAGATCGTATTCAGTAATTATAAGGTGGCCCGTGACGACTATTCTACGTTCCAGCTACCTTATACACCAACTACCCAACCTACACCAGCGTTTGACGAACTCTCATCTGTCCTCTATGCTCCTGACCAACTAGATAAAATTCTCTGGTGTTTAGGTGCATTGTTCACAGGGGAGATTATCAATATTGATAAGTTCTTATTTCTATACGGCCCTGCAGGAACCGGTAAAGGTACTATTATTAGAATAATCGAGATGTTATTCGGGCAGTATATTGGAGGTATTGACCTTAAGCAACTGACTAGTGGCTCTGAGTATGCGACAGGGACTCTGCAAGAACTCCCATTGTTGATTGACTCGGATACCGATTTAAGTCGGATTAAGAACGATACACCATTACTTAAGGTAACATCTCATGAGGAAGTATTCGTACGTAAACTTTATCAAAGACCGTATCCTGTAACATTTAAAGGTCTGATTATTACTGCATCTAACCAACGTGCTCAATTCCGTGACTCTGACTCAGGGATTGTACGGCGGTTACTTAAAGCAGTTCCTACAGGTCATCTTATCGCAGGCCCTCGATATAAGGAGCTAATGAATGGTATTCAATATGAACTAGCAGGTATTGCACAAAAGGCGATTGACACATTCTCTCGCTTAGGTGCTTTCTACTATGCTAATGATGTTGATATCGAAATGCTTGAGTACGGCGACTCTATATTTGAGTTTGTTCGTGAAAACGTACTCTTGATGCAGAATAACCCAACTCTCTCTGAAGTCGAGCTTATTTACAAAGGTATGCTAGAAGAAAGAGGTTGGGAGACAAATGGTTATAAGAATCGGTTGCGATTAGGTTTGCAACGTTTCTTTGAGACATATACTAAAGATACTAAAGACGAAGAGGGTAATCGTAAACGTCATTGGTATCGTGGTTTCAAATACGATGAAGCTTTTCCTGAGACTAAAAAGAAACAGGAAGCGTCTAAAGTAGGATCTAAGATTGATCTAACTATGGGACGGACAACTTCTCGATTTGACCTAGAAGGAAAGGACTGGCCTGCACAATACACGAATGATGCAGGTAATCCTTTAAAGAAATGGGATAATGTCACTACAACCCTCAAAGACATTGACCCAACTAAATTACACTTTGTCCGTGTTCCAACCGAGCATATTGTTATTGACTTCGATTGTAAGAATGAGGCGGGTGAAAAAGACCTTGCTAAGAACTTAGAATTGGCTTCTAAATATCCTCCGACATATACTGAGGTTTCTAAATCAGGTGGCGGTGTCCACTTACATTATTGGTATGATGGTGATCCAACTCGCTTGGCTAATCGCATATCTGATGATGTTGAGATTAAGGTATATAATGGTGGGTCATCGTTAAGACGGAAACTTATTTCTGCAAACGATCTCCCTGTAGCTCATATTTCAAGCGGGCTACCTTTAAAGGAGGATAAGAAAACTATGTATAAGGACGTGGAACATATTATTTGGACAGAGCAAAAACTTAAGAACTTCATCGAGGCTTGTATGCGTAAAGAACACCATGGTGCGACGGCTCCAGAGGTTAGTTTTATTAAAGACAAGCTTGACGAGGCATATGAGTTAGGTGTAACGTATGACCTACGACATATGCAGAATGATGTTCTTAAATTCGCGCTTAGCTCAACCAACCAAGCACAACAATGTATGAAGATGGTTGCTCAGATGAAGTTCTCTAATGTACCTGAGAACGAAACTGAATCAATCTCAGAATCGCTTATCTTACCTGATGAGGAAATCACATTCTTCGACTCGGAAGTCTTCTGTAACCTATATATGATTGGTTGGAAGAAATACGGTCTTGAGGTACCAGAGGCCGTCTACCGGGGATTAGAGGACTGTACTAGCCTCAGTGCGATTGAGACTATTCTCGTTAATGAATGGTGGAGTCAGAACAAAGACAAGATTGGTATCGAAATCAATCCTACACCACAACGTACACGAGAGTTGTTTGATACGCATAACATGATGGGCTTCAATAACCTTGGATATGATAACCATATCGCTTATGGACGTATGCAGGGCGATGACGAGATGGCCTGTTACAAGCGTTCTCAAGGTATTATTGAGAAAGGTGATAACCGAGCTAAGATCTGGGCGGCTAACGAAATCTCTTATGGCGATATTTACGAGTTCCTAGATACTAAGATGTCATTGAAGAAATGGCAGATTAAACTAGGCATCCGTCATGACGAGTTCGAATACGATTGGACTAAGCCTCTTCCCGAGCATGCATGGGGTCGTTGTGCGGCATATATGCTTAATGACGTAACCTCAGAGGAAGAGCTGTTCAAATCTAAAGACGGTCAAGACGCATGGAGTGCTCGTAAAGTCCTAGCTGAAATCAACGGTCTATCGCCTAACGTTAAGACTCAGACACAAGCTGAGAAATTCTTATTTGGCGATGACCCAACTCCGCAAGACAAATTCAACTGGTATGATCTTGCTACGGAATTCCCAGGATACACCTTTGATAAGTTCAAGAAGAAATCTGAATTTATGGGAGAGGATCCATCAGAAGGCGGTTATGTATATGCCGAGCCTGGCGTATATGAGAATGTCATCGTATTGGATATCGCCTCAATGCACCCACATAGCTTGATTGCTATGAACTACTTTGGCCCATATACACCTAAGTTTGCGGCCTTGGTTAAATGTCGTATGGCTATCAAGCATGGTAAAATTGATGAAGCGTCTCATGCCTTCGATGAGGTAGATCCTGAGTTAGCAGATAAGCTTCGTCCATATTTGGAAGGCGGGTCTGTTAAAGGTCTTGCCCATGCGCTTAAGATCATTATCAATATTGTGTATGGTATGACGTCTGCTCCTTGGCCTAACAAATTCAAGGACCCTCGTAACATCGACAACTGTATCGCTAAACGCGGTGCCTTATTCATGTTGATGCTTAAACACGAGGTTCAAGCTAAGGGCTATCAAGTTGCTCATATTAAGACCGACTCTATTAAGATTGTTAACGGCGATAAGGCTATTATCGATTACTGTATGAAACGGGCTAATGAGTTTGGTTATACCTTCGAACACGAACACACATATTCTCGTATGGCCTTACTCAACCGTGCTACCGTTATTGCTGAAATCGGTTGGCCGGAAGATGAGAAAGGCAAATGGGAAGCTATTGGTGCACAGTTCGGTAAGAAGACTAACCCATATGTCTACAAGACCCTCCTTAGCAAGCAAGAGGTCAACGAACAAGACTTCTTCACAACTAAGGAAGTTAAGACCGCCATCTATCTTGATGACCAATATATCGGTAAGAATGCTCAGATCTATGCTTCTAGAACAGGTAGGGAGATCTCTCGTACTCAACCAAGTAATGTTGCACAAATGATTCAATCGCGATGGATCAAACCACGATATTTACTTCAACGTGAGTCACAAGGATTAACGCCTGCTCAATTAGAAGAGGCTAAGAAACGCAAGATCGCTACTGAACTTGGTCTGGACTATAACGAAGTTGATTATATTATTTCTAACGGTTTCCCTGATACAATCGTAGATAAGCATGTTGCTGTAACTGGAACTACGGGGTATCGCTGGGAACTGGCGAGTAACTATAAAGGCTTCGATGATATCGATATGACCTATTACCACCAGCTTGTACATGAGGCTGTTAATGACGTCTTCGCAGTTGGTGATGGCAATATTATCTTTAAAGGAACTAAATACGAAAGAGAGTAGTTTATGTTTAACAAAATTAAGAAACTGTTCTCTAAAAAGGCAAGCGAAGTCGAAGGGGTCCAACCAACCATCTTCGGTTTCATTGCTACTCTAAAGGGAGTTGACGATCTTGGGGACGCGGTTCCTACTCAGATATTCATCATCCCTAAAGAGGAAGAAGAGAATATTTACAACATTGTCAAAACTGGTGAGTACAACACTTTGGTTCTATATGACAATAATCGTATCCAATTCAAACCACCGACAAATGCCTCATTGTTATTAACTCCATTTTACTCTGTCGAGGAATTGAATGACGCATTGAAAAGTATGCGTGACCAAGGAGTTAGAGGAGTTGTAGGCTGGCCTATTCCAATCGACTATTAGAGGTGGCTTATGTTATACTTAATTGATTCTAACATTAGCACATCATCTCAACAGTTGACTCGGATCATGAGGATCTTGGACAAATACGGAGCTAGGTATACCTTACTATCTACATACAAATCCTCAGGTAGGTGGGCAGATCATTATTCACCGACCTTAGATAAGGAAATTGTAAAGGGTATTCTTAAGTTCTATGACTATGATCTTAGTAAGGTAGCAAAATCACCAAACTCCTCTACAGTAAAGTCTATGTCTAAAAAGCATCCACAGGCAGTAAGAGAATACCGATCAGTATCTTTCCAAGATAAGAAGCTTAGCGAGGTTATTGACTGGTTCTCTGAACATCCACAATTCTTAAACGTAGGCATAATGTACGAATCACGAAACGGTGCATGCACTGCTAATTTAAGAAATGATGAGTTCCGTGCCTTCTTACCTCGTAGTAAAAAGGATAAGACAAGGTACGCTGCGCTCAATGTTGCCTTTGGTGAGTTAGGCATTTCTGAAAATGAGGTAACAACTCCTCGTCCGAAAAAAGCCAGTTTCGGTCATCACAAAGGTGGATATAAGTGGGAACTCTAAAATATTTACATTCCACTATATAGAAAGAAAAAGGAGGTTCAGACAATGAACAAGGTATTAAACACTGTTGCTGCAAGCGCAATCGCATTATATATGGCAGTCATCGCGACTGATGTATATGACGGAAGTGTATTGCAAACAAAGGTTAATAATGGCGTTAAAAAGCTGAAAGACGCTTTTTCTGAAAAAGACTAGGAGTTGGGTATTTTACTCAGCTCTTTTCTTTTTATTTCTTTTATGTGGGAGGTAGTAGTATATGAAGCATAAAAAAGAGATAGAAAAGGAGTAATTACCATGGGCTTAACGAGCATTATTCATAATATATTTAACGGTCTTAAACAGTTACTATATCCTGTTGCGGACTTCTTATATTATAATGACGAAGAAATATTTGCTACTAGTAAGGTTGTTTCGTGTATAACAATACTACTTGTATTAGTAGCGTGGTTATATAAATTATATATGTTGCTAGCTATAGGGCTTTTTATTAGCGTTATCAGCTTACTTATTGTTGTGGCTACGGCCTTAGTATCTATTTGGAAATAAACAAAAAGGAGAAAACATCATGAAACACTTCACATTCAAACTTGCAACTATGGGTATTGTATTGTTCAGCGCTGCTCTTATCAGTGATCACGTATTCGCAGACGTAACTAAAGCAGAAGGATCTACCGAACTTGTAGCCACTGATCCAGAAGTTACTGTAACTAAATCTGACGACACTATCTGGTCTGAAGTAAATGTAAACATCAAAACCGATATCCCTGATGAAGTTCAAATCAACCAAGGTGACACTATGACTTTTAATGTCCCTAACGAACTCTCATTTGAAACCAACTATAACTTCCCTGTATACAATAGCACAGGTGAATCTGAAGTAGGTAATGCGGAAGTTAAGGCTGCTGAGAACACAGTAACTACTACTTTCAACAACTACTTCGCAGAGCATCCACTTGACAAATCAATCTCGCTTAACCTCAACACACGGATCAACCGTGAAGTCGTACAACCAGATACCAAGCATGAAATCTCATTCAACGGTACTGTCGTTGAGCTCAATGCCGGTAGCAAGGGCGTAGAACCTACTGATGAAGCATTGTATAAGTACGGCTGGCAAGATAAAGATGACCCATCTGTTGTTAACTGGACTGCTCGTATTAACTACAAGAAGTCTTACATGGAAAACGTTAACATCTCAGATACATGGTCTGACGATCAAGAATACGTTGAAAACAGCTTGAAGTTCTACTATGTTAAGAGCGTAGATCCATTTGTATACGATGCTCCTGCAACTGATGCCTTGGCAAACGCTAAATTACGTACAAACGGTTTTGATACAAATCTTGCTAAGATTGATAAACAAACCTTATATGTTGAGTACAAAACTAAACTCAAACAAATGGAGTATAACCCTACTAACAAAATCAACGTTAGCTGGGATGGCGGAGGAACAGGCTTTGATGCCGAAACCAAGCTTGTAGGAGGAAATGGTCGTGCTGATGGTAAGACTCGTCCTACATTTGAAATTCCTAAAGAGTCTCCTAAATTGGAGATCCCTGAGTTCCAAGGTGGTATCCCTGGTATTCCAGAAGAACGTGAAAAATTACCTGAATGGACTGGCGGGGTTGTTCCAAACGAAGCTCCTCAAGTGAACAAACCTGAATTCCAAGGTGGCATCCCTGGTATTCCTGAAGAACGCGTGAAACCTGAATTCGAAGGGGGTATTCCTGGAATCCCTGAAGTGCGAGAAAAACCAGAATTAGATATTAATGACATTCCTAAAGATCCAGAAACTCCTAAACCACAAAATCCTAAATCTCCTAAACCAGTAGATCCTAAGACACCAAAACCACAAGAACCTAAAGCTCCTAAAGTAGAAAAGGTTGTAGAAAAAGAGCCTGTTAAAAATGATATTACTCCTACAACTCCTGCTTCAGAGCCAGCACAAGCAAAAGTCACTCCCGTATTTACACAAAAAACTTTGCCTGTAACTGGATCTGTTGTTAGTACATTTATTACTATTGTTGGGGTTATTGCTGGAAGCCTTGCTCTTGGATTGGTTACATACTCTAACTATGGTATGCGTAAGAAAGGTCGTAAATAATGAAACGCGGTAAGAATAACAAAGCTAGACTTGGTGCTAACCTGCTTCGTAAGATTAGAGATGCCGAGGCGGTTATTGTAGCAAGTATACCAAAACCATTCCGAGCGTCTGGTAAATAAATGCCTCAGATTAGACACTTGGTTGTGTTAAATAACATGCGATGCTATGTTCTAAAGGCTAAGGTTAAGAACTTAGATCCTAAAGTTATTAAAGGGTTTTCAAACATTATTAAACTTATCATGACTAACTATTCCTACGGCGAAAACGTATACCATGAAGAAAAGGAGAAACTAAATGACCAAACTAACACCACAGAAAATGCATGATGCCCACAAGGAACTTCAAGAAATCTTTGTTAAGAAGAATACCGACTATGGTAACTCCTTCGAAGAATCACTTGAGAAACACGGATTGATCGCTGCTATTGTCCGTATGGAAGATAAGATGTCTCGTTTAAACACGCTATCTAAGCAAGAAGCGCTTGTAACAGACGAGTCTCTTATTGACACCCTCAAAGACCTGTCTAACTATGCCCTTATGTCTGCGGTATGGTTGGAGCAAACTAAGAAAGAAGCAGATTTTTTAAATAAAGTCAATCGGGCCATTACTACTAGTCCATTAACTGCTACACTTGATTCGGTTAATCCTAATCTTGCACCAGCGCCAATGGTCGATAACACACGGTAAGTTACTATGGATCCTATAACGTTTAATCCGGATAACGGACTAGATATTCTACGGACTATGAAGTCTCCCAAGCAGATGGGTCGTCCTAAGAAGTTTGTAGACGATGAGGAAATCCTAATTTGTAAACAAGCCGGTTGGTCGAATCGGACGATTGCTGTTAGTCTGGGCGTCTCTAAGGATACTATAAATCGCAGAGTTCGCAAACTCGTTGAAAATGGCATCATCAACCCTGATAATTATACCTATAATTTCAGTAATCCTAGTGCCTCAGATCAACCCCGACGTAAAAACAAAGAGCGTTGGGAAATGTGGCATGGCCCTGGCGTCTAATTTTTACATGCCTCTCTATAGAAAGAGAGGTATTTTACTATGGGTAAATTTATGTATCAAGGAATGGAATATGATGAAAGTTATATTAAGAAGCACATGCTATATTCTGCGAACGTTAATCGCTTGTATATGACTCAGGTTCTAAAAGAATATTTTGGAGCACGTTTCACAGACAGAGCGCAACGTAAGTTAGAATTGGTTGAGCATCTTATGTGGTCTTTCAGAGATGAGCCAGACCAAGAAACTATTGACACTATTGTAGAAGTTACTACAGAATTCAGACAAGAGCTGGAATGGACCAAGCTCGACGAAGAGGCTATTCGCTACTTAGGTATTAAGGCTTTTACGGAACTCGATGAAGAAGACCGTAACCGACTTAATGTACTATGGCGCGATTTAGATTTCTAATCGAGTGAGGATACATTCCTCCTCTTTTTTTTAAAGGAGCAAATAAATGGAACTATTCGTAACAGATTATGAACTTGATCGTGGTGCGAACTGTCTTAAGACTATGTGGGGTCGAGACAATGTTGTTGAGATTGTTAGACACCATGTAGGTAGTATTAAAGGTATGGCAGAGACTATGTGCTACATGCAAGGTAAGACTATGCCGTATAACGTCCCTCCCCTAGCTGACTTCATTGACAACCTATGTCAGTCTATCCTGGGTACTGACAAATACTATATCTACGCCGCCCATCCTACGATTGAGAACACCATTCTTAAATGTCATAAAGGACCTTCGCTACATGGTCATGTGATGAACCCGGTATCTGCTGTAATGCAGGTATATCGTGATAAAGATGGTCTATGCTGGTATATCTCAGACAAGCCGTTTGAGTCACATGCATTGAAACCGTTTACTATCTACAACAAAGGTAACGGGTATTTCGAATACTATGGTCCTAACGCACCGTTAGGATCTGACTACTATATTGAAGAGTTTAAGGAGTGGTGAAATGGACGAGATCAAGTTAATCACATTTTTCCCGGTATGTTCTCGATCAAAGAAGAACATTATTAATTTCTATAAGCGTTTGCAGGAGCATGCTAAGACTTACGGTTATTTAACTGTCAAAGACTATGTACGCATCTGGCAAAAGATCCCAGAAGGAAAAGAAGCTTTAACAACACAATCTGCATCAGACGAATGGGGTGTTACAGTTCATGACTTCCCTGCTAAGATCAGTATTAAGAAGCACCCTATCAACGGCTACTATCTGAATATGCCCTCAACATATCTATTGTAGGTGATCGTATGGATAAGGGTGTATATAAAGAGCTTAAATACGTCTTTGATGATGTAATCTACAATCATAAACAAGACGGTACTGTCGATGGTGTGACCTTATGGTTTTATCATATTAAGGATCAGAAACAGTTTAAGCGTAAATTCCAAGATTACCGGTTGTGGTTAATCCATATACAAGGTTTCTGGTATAAAACTGTATTCGAGGAGTATATCGATATGCCAGGACAGCTTGGATTACGGTTTACTATAATCTGGTAGTCTAAAATTTACAAGTCACTATATAGAAAGAATAAGGAGGTTCATAAAATGAACGACGAAAAACGTTATGAATACGACGGATGGTTTCCAGGATTAGAAGGAGACGATACTGCATATGGATTGTTCTGGGATACAGAGAACAGCTATCGAGCATGTATTAAACCAATGGAACAAGATGAAGCTGTTGAGCTTTGGCATTCTGTTCAAGAAGAACACGCTGCTGAAGTCAAAGAAGGCGCATCTCACGTTGGTAAATACATCGCGATAGGTTGTGGTCTGTTTATCGGGCACAAAATGTTGAAACACACCGGAGCTTATGGAAAAGCTAAAAGTTGGATTCACAAGAAATTCGGCAAAAAGGAAGATGAAGGAATTATTATTTCTGAAGAATAGGAGTTTGGGTATTTTTACCCAGCTCTTATTTTTTTTTAAAGGAGTACTGAAATGATTAAAGAAATGATTTTGAACAGCTTTGCTAAATGTCTATCTAAACGAGACCGTGAAGCCTTGAACTCAGCTACCCGTTCGACTATAGCAAATCCTCGAACATTTTTAGACCATAAGACATTTAACGACTACCAAGACTGGCTATATTATAACGGCGGTAGCGACAGGGCCTTATCCCCAGTAACCCTACGTGTCTTTAGCTTAGTAGCAGAGAAGTTAGGTATCGCCATAACTGAAGCTTATTTCCTTTGGGTGAATGATCAGCTTATTTTCTACCCAGATGTTCCTGGTAGATTGACACCAACTATGCTTGACAAGCTTATTGCATTGGAATACCGTGCTAGCAAACTAGTAGATTCAGGTAAGAAGATCTACTTAGCTTATAACACGGGTGAAAATGGTATCGGTGTTATGGGCCTATTCCAAAATAAATGCCGTGGGCAAAAACCTTTCTACTTGTCAGATGTACGAGTCGATATTCCATTCTTCGAAGCTCGACGTCATAACGAAGATAGTAAGAGCCTCAATAATATTCGTAAAGAGAACGGTTATGACCCAATCCCATCTAAATCCAATTATGATGAGTATAGTCCATATCGTAATACTAAGAAACTGATCAAACTTCTAAATCCTAGCATTACAAGTAAGGAGTATAAACGCCAATACGAAGCGTCTTGGTCTATTGATTTTAACAAGACTGCAAAACGACATTTCAGAATGTTCAAAGAAGGATTGAGGAAAGTATCTAAGGTTAAGTTCGCTAATCCGGAATTAATATTCCTAACGATTCAAGCTACAGACAAGTATCCGTTTAACATTTTCATAGACGATGATTTAGGTAAACGCTACTTAGAAAAAGCTATGGCTGTTGTTTCCTTACACTACGAAAACTGGGAGGTTTAATTATGACAGAACAAGTACGTAATTCTGAAGGACGTGTATTCAAGCAAGCATGGGGACCACGCTCATATGCTAAGTCACTATGGAATAGCATCGCGATGTATATGAACCGTCGTGGCGTTATCTATGACCAATGCCGTGAGTTCTCAGAGTATTCTCAAATTACTCGTATTGAGTACAGCCGAGCATATAAGTACCATGAGATAATGGCTCGCCAGCGGATTAACGAAATTCGTAAGGCAAACGGTCTTAGGACTATCCCGTTGAAATCCAACGAATGGTATCATGAGGATATTGTATTAGAAGGATTGGAGGATTATAAGTATGGAAAAGTCAGCTAAGTATATCTATTTCTTCTTCATCATGGTTATCTTGACTATGATGTACATGGCGCCAACTATGGTGATTATCTGGTTGGCAATGAAGTTTAGTGTACTTAAGGGTATTGGTTTCATCTTTGGTTTCTTCCTATTATTAGGGTATATTATGGCACTGACATCGATGTTTGTAGACCTGAGGGAGGACAATACCCCACCTGTGAGAGAACCTGAGGAACCTTGTAAACTGGTTAACTCTAACGGGTCGCCATTCTCAGTATACCAAGAATTAAGTATATTCGAGAACTATGGGCTTATTAATGTCTATAATCGGTTCTCTGAAGTCCTGAAACGTCTGGAGTTTAATAAGAGCTACCTAACAAAGGCTCAGCAATTAGCTTTGATGTTTACCTATCTAAGTTCGTGTATGCCAAAAGATATTATTGAAGATGAGTTATTCATCTATAACGAATGGTATCAAGGACGAGTCGCTATATTGTTAGCAATCGATGACCCGTTCAAATACGCATACAACTCAGATTGGCTAAACTTTGTTGAGTCGGATATTGAAGGAGACCATTACGTCTTTGTCATTAACCAGACTAAAGGCGTGACTGCATATAAAGGGACTAGGGATGAACTAGTCGAACAATTTAAATTAGATTGGCCGGAGAAAACATGACAGAAAACAGAAAAGTAAAAAGACCTGAAATTAAAGAGGTCAGTAGAAGTATTAAGGATATCTTAGAACCCGCATTTGATATTCTTATGATGGATCCTGCGAACGATAGAGACTATATCGATGATCTACACAAGATCATGCATGAAATTGTCAAGGCTTCGCATTATAGATTTGATGCAAATGACCTTTGGGAGCTGTTCCAAATGGATTGTGTCTTTATTGCTACTCGTGATAGCTGGGTTAAGCACTTGTCTAAGAATCTTATCACAATCACTCGTATTGCTGCTAACCTGGATAAGCCTGTTATCGACGTGTTTATTCAAGAGGACGGTAACGAGAACTACAAGTTCAATGTCCGTATTATAAAACCTACAGTTGACACTGGGGATAACAAATGGTTCTAACATTAGATGAAGGAGACAGATTTGAGCGATAAAGCGACAAAACATGCAATATTCATTATAGCGTTTACTATGTGTACTGCTTTCTTCTGGGGGTTAATTGGTGTGTTGGTTCTACTATTTATGTGGAACCCGCACTTCCTACCTCTAATAAAAGGTGTATTGATTCTATACCTCTTCGGTGTATGGGCTACGTCGGTTTATAAGTTGTGGGTAGGTGCTTATAAAGGACGTGAGTTTCTTATCAGCCCTATTGAAGAGCGGGGATATGATAACTATTGTACTTATGAAACTACAAAGAAAGATAAGGTGAAGAAAATGACAAGTGATGTTATTAAAGTTAATCTAACTCAGGCTAGTAGCGAAAATGATTTACTCATGGGTTATGTTGCTAGTCTGAAAGAAAGCGGTATTATCATCGAGCTTATCAGTGAAAACTATGCTGATAATTCGTGGAAGTCACTTGTGGTGTTCACTATGAGTGCTAACGATCTGTATAAGATCCCCGACATTATTGAGCAACAAATTGTTATGGATGTTGTCGATGAAAAATACGTCGCAGATAACGTTAAGGAAATTGCCATCATTGTCTATAACGACTACTTGGAATAGGAGGTCTAATATGGTAACAAATAAAACTAAGAGCGGACGTAAATTCATTAAAATGTACGACCCTGAAACTGGCGAGTATTTAGGACCGTTAGTTAACCCTATGACTCATGAGGAGGCCCATGGTAAGAAGTCTGAAGGTACTCTTGAAATCAAAATTGATAAAGAAGCCTGGGATAAGCTTAAGTACGAGCATGATGGTGTTCTTACAATCAAGATTGATGAGGAAGGCGCGAATACGATTGCCGAAATTCTTAGCCCTTTCCTTGAAGAATGTGCAAAAGAAATTGAGAATGCTACCAAGAACTCTGCTGAAATCTTTTGTCGTATTACAGATTGTACATATGATACATTCAACCGCTACGCAAGTAATTACGAAATATCTATTCCTGCGTTATTACCTAATATTGTAAAATCAGCCATAGCCACAATTTCGCGTGTCTCGGACTTATCCGAAATTAGCCTAAATGAACCTTTGCTTGTATACGCGTTATATAATGAGCGATATAATAATAGTATCCTCCCATCATCACAAATGGATATTGTATTCGATATCGTTTCCGCCATGCTTGAACTGAAAAAAGAAGGTATGATACAATGAAGTTATTATGTAGACCGGATTACTATACTGAGCACCGTGACGAAATACTGGAGTTTGTCAAGCACAAGGAGGATATTATTTTCACCGCTGACCTTCCTGGGGTTAAGACGGATTTTGATTATTTCCTCATTGACAACGACACAGCTCGCAAGATAAGTTGGCATGTTAGTGAGGTTTATGATAACTTACTTCGTAATACTAACATTCTGTCTAAGGAAATTGAGGATAGGGTTAACTACGAAACGACTCAACGCTTCGAAATACCCAAATTTCACTTCGAAAGACCGGAATAAGTCCTCAATGTATCTCAATACAGTCTTACAGACCTAAAATGATACCTCATTTTTACTATAATAAATCTGTAACTTATTACAAAGCTCTTAATAGAGGGAGTGAGATGGAGAGTTTTATACTCATATATTATAGGTAAAATATTAGACGTATTTTTCTACTATTATATACCACTCTCTCTATCGCTTAACTACTTTATTTGCTAGAAAAGGAGAATAAATCATGGCAAATACACAACAACTTACACTTGAAAACGTTCGCGTCATCTTCCCTAACTTTGGAGGACGTGTTACAGACCATAACAAACTTGGTTCTCGCGAATTCTCTGCCCGACTAGATCCTGAAGTCGGTGCTGAACTAGCGGCACAAGGTTGGAATGTTAAATTCCCAGCTGAAGATCAGCCTCATGGTAAAATCTTCTTGCCTGTAACTCTGTCTAATGGCCCTACGGTTCAACCATGGATTAAAATTGTCCTAGTTAACAACGGTCAAGGTACTATTGTACAGCCAGACGACGTTGAGCAACTTGCTATGCTTGATAATGTTACGCCTGGTGCTCGTGCAAACCTTATCCTTAACCCATATCACTGGACAGTTGGATCTAATTCTGGAATCAAGGCTTACGTTAAGAAGCTTTATATCTACCTAGATGATATCGACCCTGAACTTGCGCCACATATGGAAGAGTTTGAACGCGATATTAACTACTTATAATAATGATTCCCAAAACACTTGGGAAGATAACCTTGAAGCCCGAGCAATATGAAGCTTGCTCTAAACTCAAATCTGGCTCTATATTAATGGGAGGTGTTGGTTCAGGTAAGACATACACGTCTATATTCTGGGCCGCCTCCCAATACGGAGTCAATTTTTTTACGGAAGAAAGACCTTTGATCGTCATCACTACTGCTATGAAGCGGGACTTGATTGAAAAAGGTGCTGAAAAACCCGACTGGCAACAATCTCTGGAAAATTGTGGGATACATAATTATATAGTAGACTCATGGCAAAACATTGAGAAGTACTATAATATATCTAATAGCGTTTTTATTTTTGACGAACAGAGGGTTGTAGGTTATGGGAAATGGGGTAAGTGTTTCATTAAGACTGCTTGGAACGATAACAAATGGATATTGCTCTCAGCGACCCCTGGTGATGTATGGATGGACTATATGCCTGTCTTCATCGCTAACAAGTTCTACCGTAATAAGACCGAGTTCGTTTCTCGCCATGTGGTTTGGGATCCGTATGTCAAATTCCCTAAGGTTAAACGCTACACAGGTACTGCCGTTCTTGAGAAATACAGGAACCAGATTATAGTACCTATGGGTGATAGTCGTCAGACAACTCGTCATAGAGATTACGTCTATGCCGAATTCGACTCGAAAGCCTTAATGGATTTAGCTAACACAAGATGGAACCCATTCACAGACGAGCCTATATTGAATATTGCTGAGTATACACAGTTAGTTCGACGTATCGTGAACACAGATCCTGATAGAATTCGTATAGCCGAACACCTAATTAAGACACATAAACGGCTTATTGTATTCTATAACTTCAACTATGAGTTGGATATATTAAAGGATATTTGTGAACGCAACAACCTACTATACAAAGAATGGAACGGCCTTAAGCATGAGCATATCCCGTCTAGTGATGATTGGATATATCTTGTGCAATACACGGCCGGAGCTGAGGGGTGGAACTGTACTACTACGGATTCTATCCTATTTTACTCAGTTAATTATTCATTTAGGAAAATGGAACAGGCGGAAGGTCGGATAGATCGGACTAATACCCCGTACAGAGACTTACACTATACCTATATCACCTCTCTTTCTAAAGTTGATAAAGATATTCTTAAGGCTGTACGAGATAAGAAACGATTTACCGAGGCTGCTTGGGCTAAAAAACAAGGTTTCGTCCCTATTGATATGCAAATTGAAAAGCTTGAGGAGGACTGGCTATATGGCGTCGAGATTGGAGGCTGACTTCCAAAAGATGGTCGTTAAAAGGCTCAGAGAGGCCTATAGAGGGCTTCTGCTGGTCGCTAAGACAGACCCTGGGTCAATACAAGGGATGCCTGATTTAATCGTTCTATGCGGCTCTCAGTACGCTTTACTGGAGGTTAAACGCTCAGCTACGGCTAAGAAGCGTCCGAATCAAGGTTATTATATCGAGAAATTCGGCAAGGATACCTTTACAGCATTCATTTATCCTGAAAATGAGCATGAGGTTATATGGTATATGTGCGAATTCTTCGGTTTAGACCCAAATCTATATTTCCAGGTTGGTGGAAAATAGACGACTTTCTACTATTATATATGTTAAAGGAGTTATATAATGGTTATTATCGAACTTAAACATTATTTCACAGGCGGTACGATGACTGAATTATATTCAGGCCCATATCCTGCAGGTGAAGTTATGACATTCTACACAATCGCAGAAGCAAGACAGGAACTCTTGTCTAACGGTTATTCTCAACTTAGCCTATCTAACTATGATGCGGTTGGGATTGGGGATAAGGCTAACGTGTATCATTATATTGATAGTGTTTTTAAACCACGGACCTTTGATTTATCTTTAGGTATACTAAAAGAGACGGTTGCTATTATTAGAAACTTAAAAATCGGAGGACGTTAATCAATGGAATGGATACCACACTGGAACTTAGTAGGTAAACACGCATTTTTATCCCCGTCAGGTTACTCTTGGTTGGGATATGACTCAGATAAGATGGCTAAATCCTATGAGAACAAGCAAAATGTTGCTCGTGGGACGGCCTTACATGAGATGGCGTCACAACTTATTAAGTCAAAAACAGAGCTTGCACCTAAAAAGAAGGCTCTAAACATGTTTGTTAACGATTGTATACGTGAAGGTATGTCGTCTGAGGTGTTATTATACTACTCAGATAACTGTTTTGGCACTGCTGATGGTATAAAATGGGACGCTGATAACAAAGTTCTGCTCATTTATGACCTCAAAACAGGTGTTTCCAAGCCTTCATTTAAACAATTAGACATCTATGCTGCTCTATTTTGCTTAGAATACAACGTAAATCCTAAGAAAATTACCATTATTCAACGGTTATATCAAGGAAATGGCTTTACTGAACAGGTCACAACGGCCGATAAAGCCCGAATTGATGGTGAAAATGATGGAAATATCAGTTGGATTATGTCACATATTAAGGAAATGAGCAAGATTATTGATGAAAAAGAAGCCGAAATCAGACCATTTAGGTTCTGGTAAGGGTCAAAATGGTAGGATAAATGTGTAAAATTCTACAGTTTTTGAACAAAATCGCTAATTTGCCCCTGACAAAAGTGGATCAAAAGTCGTGATTTTCCCCAATTTTCCCCAAAAAAAAGTTGGGGATAGAGCAAAAAACTTGGGGATTTTGCCCATTTTTGGCCCATTTCCCCACATTTGACCTACTTTTGATCCGACTTTTGATCCACTTTTTTGGGCCCTTTTTTGCTATAATGTATGAGTAAATTTAGGCCTATTTTTGCATGTTTTTTAGAGGTTTTTCAGTGCTTAAAAAGTGGATCAAAAGTCGGATCAAAAGTCCCGGAACTTTGGTGATTTTGGTCTTTTCCCCAAGTTTTCCCCAAGTTTTTCTATAAATCCCCAAGTTGAATGTGGGGAAAATTAAAAAGCTTGTCAGGGGCAAATTTGGAAAAAAGGGGTCATTTTGGCCTGTTTTTGGCCTATTTTTGCTAAAATAAAGAGGTTTTCCCCAAAATCCCACAGTTTTTTCAGAAAAGTTTTAAATATATTAATTAAGATTATATGTGTTTATTGTGGTATATTATGCATATTTATATATTGTCATAAATTATATATATATTATATTATTTTTTAATAATCTCGCGCGTACGGGAACTATAATATAAATATATAAAATTACCTAAATAAATAAGGTTTTTTAATCAATATATATAAAAAGTTTCTGAAAAAACGTGGGGATTGTGGGGAAAACATATTTATTAAAGTTTTTAGAGGTTTTTCGAGGAATTTTGTAGATTTCTATAAATTTTGAGATTTTTTGAGAAATCGGGTTATATAGCACAACCTTTTATTTTGGAGTGGATGGATGTGAATTCCAAACTGCACATAATTTTATATGCGAGGTTTGCGTCGGTTAGTGCTGGCATAATATTTACTTCCTTATAAATATATTTTTTTAACTTCATAATACATAATCGAAAAGCAGATTTTTTACTCCCTACATTACATTTTTCATGATTTCTTGTCGAGCGGTTCGTCCAATAGTTTTCCAATCGACAACAACCCATATTCATTTTATGGGCCTTTTCATATTTTCTACGTTATATTTTTGCTGTTAAGCGGTTAAAATAGGTTATGTAAAAAGTTATTAACTTGAGTCTGAACTTGCATATTTAAAATTGTGTGCGGTTTAGAATTCATATCGATATCCAATTGGGAATAGGATAAAATGTTGTGATTTTTATGATTTTTCGAGATTTCTAGAAACAAAATGGCTAGAATAGGCCTGAGAGGCTCATATTCGCGCTCTACGGCGTTTTAAGCATATAGTCGGTAAATAGTTCCACTTTGTGCTAAAATCGCTCTACGGGCCTGCTAGGGGCCTTAAATGACGTGCTATAAAATGCACGATTTTTATTATTTTGAGGAGGGTTTTGCATTGGATTTCAAAAATGTCTTCGAAAATGAAGACGAAATCATGGACGATTTAAGTCAACTTTCTGATGAAGGACGAGAAATTATCCTCAAACATTATGGGGTAAAAAGACGTTCTGGTCGTTATCCTTGGGACCCATTATTGCATTTACCGAAGAACTATAAGTTCATTGAAGAGCGGGATGAGCTCAAAAAACGGGGTCTTTCCGACAACGAAATTGCAAAACAAATGGGACTTTCAACCACAACTTATCGCTCAAAAGTGACGATTGCCAAAGAGGAATTGAAGGAATATAATATGCAACGGATTGCAAAATTGCAGGCCGAAGGCAAAATTATAGACGATATTGCTAAGGAAATTGGTACTACTGGGCAGACCGTTCGCAACTATATTGACGAAATGAACAACCCAAATAAGTCCTCTCGAGCTCAAAGAGTGCAGACTGAAGCGGTTGCAGACTCGTTAAAAGACGCTGTAAAACGGTCAAAATACGTGGATGTGGGTAAAGGAGTCGAGGTTCAGATGGGTATTTCCAAGGAAAAACTTAAAGCTGGACTAAATGCACTGGTCGAATCTGGTGATTATGAGGTTCATAGTCTCCGAATTGCCCAGGTTACAGACAAAAATAACTCCACTCCAGTCAAAGTATTGACAAAAGCGGGGGTCGAACGGAAAGATATCTATAAAAACATGGATAAAATCCGTCCTGTTGAGGAGTTTGCTATTGATGGGGATAGTAGAATGTTCCAACAAATGGAACGTCCTAAGTCTATTGGATGGGATCGTGTACATATTCGCTATGCAATCCCCGAAGGACAGCGTGGTCATGGTACAAATGATGACGGATCCACAATGGATGGAGCTATGTTCCTACGCCCTGGTGTAAAAGACCTTAATTTGGGTAAAGCATCTTATGCACAGGTCCGTATTGCTGTAGGTGATACGCATTATCTTAAGGGTATGGCTTTATATGGTACCGAGGAAATGTTTAAAGACGTTCCAAAGGGTACTGATATTATATTCAATACCAATAAAACAAAAGATAAGGCGCCTCAAGATGTATTAAAACCTTTGAAAAAGAACCCTGATGGTGGTGCACCTATCGATGGGCCTAACCCATTCGGTGCTACAGTAAAACGTCAGAATGTTCTTATCGATTCTAAAGGAAATCCTGTATATAAAAAAGGGGTTACTGATAGACATGGTAATAAGGTACCGGAAATTGGGTCTGTCAATATTGTAAATGAGGAAGGAGACTGGGCTAACTGGTCTAAGACTTTATCCTCACAATTCCTATCCAAACAACCTACGACTGTTGTACATGAACGTTTGAAGGCTACTCTAAAACAAATCGATGATGAGTATGATAGTATCAAGAAAGTAAACAACCCGGTAATTAGAAAACAATTATTGGATTCATTTTCATCTGATCTGGAATCTAAGCAGGTACATATGAAAGCGGCAGCTCCTAAAGGATTTCAGGGGCATGTTATCTTACCTGTTCCTGATATGAAGGAGAATGAAATCTATGCTCCTAATTATAAAAACGGGGAACGTGTAGTTCTTGTTCGATATCCTCATGGGGGTCGATTTGAAATGCCTGAGCTCACTGTAAATAATAACAGTGTCGCTCGTAAAATGATATCTAAGAACAGTCCTGATGCTGTGGGTATCCACCCTAAGGTCGCTGCTAAAATGTCAGGGGCTGACTTTGATGGGGATACAGCATATCTTATTCCTAATAATAAAGGGAAGTTTAAGACAGCTAACAGCTTAAAAGAGCTGGCTAACTTTGATCCTAATATGTATCAAGATAAGCCGGGAACATTTAAGCTTATCGAAAAGAAATACCAGCAAACTTTGATGGGGGTCGTTTCTAACCTCATTACAGATATGACATTGCAGGGTGCAC